TTATACATTTTCAGTGCTTGTACTACAACTTGTCGAGTATAAAATTGGTATACCACATATAGCATCATTCATTACATCACGAAAAACTTTTGCAGCGACTTCTGTGAAAGTTTGGCATAGATTAGAAATATCATCATTAAAAAACTGAATCACTTTTGCAGCAAAAACCGGAAAAACAACATTCGCTCCACCTGGGAACTGCGGCTGCACAACAACTTGCTCAAAATACAAGTTGCTTTCTAAAGCTACTTGAAAAAGGTGTGCAATTTCAAAAGCATCTAAAGGACAAGGAATTGGGTTTACAATTCCATCCCCAATAACACTAACAACAATAGTTACATTTACATTGCCAAATTGCACTGTAGGTTTAAGAAGTGTAGCTAATGCAATCGCTTTTTCAAAATCCGTAGTTTGTACTAAAATAATAAAATTTCCATCAGTCGGTATTAGCGGACCTACTGTTACAGTTGGATCAGCCCCTACCGAATTTCTGAGTTCGTTAAAATATGTGATCCATGGCGGTGAAAGTTGAGGTTGTACACGCTCGTCCATTCTTTTTCCACCTCCTTATACAATTCTCAATACTATAATATGAAAAAATTCTAATAGCGCATTAGATATATTTATTATTTTTCATAGCATTTTCGTATCAATCTGAGAATTTTGTTTGTTTAGAAAACCTTTTAGAAACATTTAACCATTTATTGTATGTCAATAATATAGTAGTGAAAAATTTACAGGTGAAGGATATAGAAAGAACAAGGTTGCTAGTTCATTAATTGTAAAAATATGACGTTTTAGATGAATAAGCTTTATTTGCAGTAATATACCTTTATTATTATGTACCTTATATTGCAGCGATTCACTAATAAGACGTACAATCCCTATCCTTTTAGAAGTAATTAAAACCTTCGGTGAAATCTTCTTTAGATAGATACCATTTGCAAATTGTTTAATTTAACAAATACTACTTGCATACTATGTAATGAAACACTGTGAATCATTGTATAATCCACATTATATTATTTTGAACAGGTAATCCCCTATTTTTATGGAAATATATAATTAAGAAAAACAATAAAATTGATTAATCTCTCACTTCTTTGTCCATCCTTTTAAAAAATCTATGTTTTTGTAAAAGGAGTGTTTATATGGAGAAACAGACACTTTGGAAAAAGTTCAAAAAAAGCTCTGTAAACCTCGGTAAATCTAGCGTATATGAAAGTATTATTTTATTCTACACAATGAAAAAGAAAGAATTACCTACTAAGGCGAAATTCATAATATTAGCCGCTTTATCTTATTACGTATTAACAATCGATTTCATTCCAGATATAGCTGCTATTATTGGGATTGGCTTATTAGATGATGTTTTAGCAATCGCTGTAGCGCATAAATACGTTATGAGACACGCAGATGCCGACAGCCAATATAGACAAAAATAAAACTACTATTCTTCAAATCTATATCGGATATCTACCGCCCCATTTTGGCTTATGTCTATTCGTGCAATTAATTTCTTAAAAACCGGATATAGATTTTCAGAATCCTCTAGCAACTTAAATGCATCTTTTACCTTCTGCTGCTCGACTATCAACGCTTTAACGTCATCCAATTTTAAAATTTCTAACTCTTTTTCTTTTATATTTTTCGCAAAGTTAGCATCTCGTTTGGTAAAAGTTTCTTTATCGATAGATCCACCATCTAAATACAAATCTAATAAACGCTCTCTTTTTATCTCTAATTCTTTCTTTTCTTTTCTTAATTTCTTCTGCTTTTCTTGATGTTTATCTTTATCATTCAATTTAAATACTTTTTCCAAATCTCTCTCTTTTTCTTTTAATTTTCGCAACACAAGAGAACGCAATCTTTCATACCTTAGTCGGGAGTGTTTGACGCAACCACGTCCACCAGTCAACTTATACGTGCCGCACGTTAAATAACCATAATTAAGCTCTTCACCTTCTTTGTTTTTGTATTTGTAAGTGTGTAGAACAAACGGTGAACCACAATGAATACAACGTGCTATTCCTCTTAATTCATTCGTTACTGCTACACGCCGCTTTATTTTTTTATTTATTTTGGGGTTATTTATTTTATCCCATAACGGACGTTCAATTATAGCCGGATGATGATTTTCAAATACTACCCACTTTTCTCTAGGCTCTTGAATCCGCTTTTTTCTTCCGTCTACTTTTACCTCTGTAGACCTCCCCATTACATAATCCCCTTTATACATAGGATTCGTAATTATTAGCTTCACAGCCGAATAAGTCCACAATTTCCCAGATCTCTTATACTTACCAACATCATTTAGTGCATTAGAAATTCTCAAATAGCCTAATCCATTGTCATATAATTCATACATTTCCCGAACAATTTCAGCTTCTTCCTGATTAATCACATATTTCTTATCTACAATTTTATAACCATACGGAACTGTTCCACCAGTGTACTCTCCTCTTCTTACCTTAGCCGCTAGCGCTGCTGATATAGAAACGGATAATGTCTTAGGTAATTGGGATGCAAACATTGCATACATCTCAAACTTCAAATCATTTTTCCCTTCATAATAACTGTCATAACCTTCTTCAATCGTCACCAATCGGACACCATGCCCTAACAGTATCTCCTTGATTTCTAATGCGTCCCTCAAATCTCTTCCCAGTCGATGAATAGATTTAAAAACAACAGTATCTAATTCTTTTTTACGAGCTTTCCCCAAGATCAACTGCATCGCACGTCTTTCTAGCCACGCTGTTCCAGAAACAGCTTCATCTTTATAAATTGAATTTTCATCCCACTCGAATCCATTTTTTTCAATCCAGTATCTACAGATTTCAATCTGATTTTGAATCGACGAAACTTGCTCATCTTTATCAGTGGATACACGTACATATACAGCATATTTCAACTAATATCACCCTCCCACATCCATCATGATTATGACACCATTATATAACTCCTGGAGTCATATGGCAATCTATTACCAAAACAAAAAGACGACTTTCTACAGTCGTCAAAATAAAAATATATAAATCTCAAAAATTTAGGAGGGGGTAAACAAAACACAACAACATCTAATAAAAACAAAAAAGAAAAAGAACCCCCTCTATAAAAAATATACCTTATATATATAATATAAATATAAAACTAATAATTACATATTATATATAGAGTATATTATTAGTAATAGTATATAAGTATTATTACTGTTAGGGTTCTAAGTTTTTTAGCTGTAGATTCATTTAATTAGGTGCCAGCATTCAATTCTTTTGTCGATTCATTCATGACAAATCACCTCAATTTTAAGAATTAAACACCTGAAACCACATAAACTTTTGCATAGATATCATGTTTGGCTGCAAGCTGCTCCAGCTTTTTTTGTCTGTATTCTGTCATAGTAAAGAAATGAATGAGAGGTATTTTTCCATTGTATTTGTTTTTGTAGTATAACGAAAATCCCCTATACCTGCTCATCTTTTCAGCGTTCACAATCATCATTTGCGTACGATCTATTTCTACAGCATTTAGTGTACCTTCTTCATCCCTGAACTTCACATCAGGAATAATTGTCTTTTTTTTATCATCTACTTTATAACGTATAGGTGTTTCTATCTGCCAGTCGTCGGGACAAAACAGATAGAGCCATGCTTCATTTCTCATTAAGCTGTGAGCTAGTCGACTATTTGGTACAATCTTCTCTGTATCGTCGAACAGTTCACGGCCCTTTTTATTTAAATAATACACGTACTCTTTTTGGTACACTGTATTATTTACATAAGGACTCAGGTCTTTTAAAATACGATTTGCGTTACGAATCCCTCCCATATCGTGCACCGCCATTAGATGCCTACGTGTTGCGAATTTCAGCTTTCTAATCGAGGTCAGAATCGTCATCTGACGGTTTATTTTGATATGTGTCTGGATGTTCATCTTTCTTCACCTCGTATTGTTTTAGATGTTTCCACATCAATTTATCGCTGATAAAAGGTACCTGCAGCTCCGTTAATCGATCAGTTTTATAAATAGCCCTACCAGGTAAGGACGGCAATGTTTCTAGTCCCGATTCATCAAGAACAACCTCAGATGCCTTATATGTTGGTAGCCGAAATCCTAACTTTGCATCGGACATCTGTTTTACTACTGATGGGATTGACGTAACGGTCGGATATTGTGTAGCTAGAATCAAACGAAATCCTAAGCCGCCCGATACAGTCGCAATATAACTAAGCATGTACTGACACTCTTCTCGAATTTTATTAATGGGACGTGGTAATCCTTTGGCCGGAGCAAGTACGGCACCCTCATCAACAATAACGAAATACCGATCTTTTTCTTTTGTTTCAACAATATTTTTGTAACCATTTTCCTTCATGAATTTTCCACGCTCTTCGATTTTTTTCATTATTTGTTTTAGTACATGATGTGCTTTTTCTACAGAATCAGCCACTTCTTCCACCTGTTTTAAGCCGCTGAACTCGCTAAATTCCAATCCCTTTTCCTTTAAATCAATTAAATATACGTGAGCATTTTCAGGATTCGCCTCAATCAAAGTAGTAAGTAGTACTTTCATAAATACTGTTTTCCCCATTCGTGTAAGACCACCTAGTACCATATGAGGAGTTTTATCAAAGTCATGATAAATTAACTTCTCGAGGCTTTGCCCCATCGGTACTTGCCATTCACCTTTTTTTACTAGCCCTTCATTCCAACACCACTTTTGTGGGATACGTTTACTGAATACCCGAATCATTATCTTGTAGTTATCGTATTTGATACGTACAGGCTTATTTAATCCTTCACTTACAACATCCTCAACCTTTTGTATTAATTTAGATGGCATCCCTAACGGAAGTTTATATACATAAGTCGTACTACGATCATCTTCTTTTCTTTCGAGAAAAACCGGATAATGTAATTTTTCATCCTTCCTAATTGCAATCCCACTTACTTCAAAGAATACTTGTATTTTCTTTCTATCATCCTCTTTACCTTTTAAACTATCATTTAGTAAAGCGTACCCGAGCGAAACTGCAGGTATTAATAACAATTCAAGCATAGGGGTTCACTCCTTATATATCCTTAAAGGATATAGTTGCTCTTTACTGGAAGATTTACATACAAGTTATTTTTCTTATATAACAAAGTGTCCCATGATTCCAGGTTCCATTCCTTCAAAGAAATGCCATTAGCACATAACGTAGAAGATACAAAAACGAGCCGGTAAGAGTTGTATACATCGTCATACGTGGAAGCCAATGTGGAACACTCATCCCCATTTTCTCAGCTGCCTTCATCGCCACTACAGACAATCCTGCCGCTGTCCAAATTACTACAACTTCCCCAGCAAGTGTCATATCGAATCCCTCTTTCTTTTTAGTTGTAATCCTTTTGACGTGAGAATCGGTTGATACTGATTAACCATTTCATCCCACTCAAGAATTTCTTCCTCTTCCCCGTATAGATCTTCCATAATATCGTTGGATAAACTGTAGTAACCGCGGTACTCTTTGTTGTTAGATACCTCGTGTCTTTCCATATGTTTTAGAATAGAGTTTACTTCACCTTTACCCCTGGACTCTTTATACATGCTTCTCAGCTCTTTAGAAGGATACAGATACGGCGTGTCATTCAAGTAATCATATTGCCACCTCATCGCTCATCCCTCCACTGTTTACAGTCCTCTATGTATGTATCAATCCTTTTTTGAATCCCTATTTCGTTATACGGACCATATGGCTCTTCTTCTCCTAATAAATCAACGATATCGACGTAGTTTAGATTTTGTAACATATTGTGATTTGCAATGTGATCGTACACACATCGTACTTCAGCATAGTCATTTGCAGCTGCGTACATGTTGTAAAGTGTTTGGGATGGATACAGTTGCATGCGGTTTAAATACTTATATCCAGGTCTCATTGTTCCTCACCTTTCCCTTCTTGATGTCCTTATTTCCATTTGGTATTCCTCGTGGTCTTGATGTGGTATTGGTATAGGTATATGACCTGGATATTAGATTTTGCGTGTCCAAACAAATTTTTTTGCCTGAATGCCTGTACTATTTCCAAAGGAGTTAGTCCTCCACTGTAGAAACTATTGTTTTGAGGTGATTATTTATGAAGTTTAAATGCCGTTTAAAAATCATTTTTGCTGAATTAGAAATTAAACAAGGTGATTTTGCTAAACGCATCGGTATTGATGACTCCACTTTAAGTTCACTTGTTAAGAATCGTACTACACCACGCTTTGATACGGCATATAGAATTGCTCAAGAACTCGGTAAACCAATTGAGGAGATCTGGACCATCGAGGAGTAATTCCTCCCCCTCCAGCCTTAATAAGTTTTTATCTTTATTTTTACACTTGACTTTTGTGTTCGGCAGACAATCATGGGATGAGGGTACAGGACAACGGCTAGGGCAGAGAATGACTACCTTACAACGCTTCAAAAATAAAAAGCGTCGTAAAGTAGACGTTCTGTCAATCATGGTCTATTAGGTTAAGGAATCCGTATAGTAACACCCTGTTTAAACGCTGTAATCTCTTACACAACTGACTTTTTACAGATAAAGCTTGTCCTATCTGCAGAAAGAACCAGGAAAGGAAATGCACTACTGGCGTATCCTTCATTACTCGTAACCTATAATTCTTTCATTATCAGCTGCTACCCGTGCCGTAGCACGCCAAGCAACCTCCGTACCGTTAATGGCCGTACTCGCCTAGACTCCTAACAACGCAAACAAGGAACGTTATTCGTTAGGACGCTTAACTTTCTGACGTTGGCTTAGCTAACCTGTTCAAGTTTAACGAGTGTTAGGTCATTCCTCGTGTGGATCCTCCTCTTAGTTACCTAAAAAAGACAATAGGAAACTAGACCTCGTGCATATCTGTTTTTTCGAATAAGGATAGTCACGAGGATGGAGGTTGTCCGATATTTAGTTAAAGAAAGAGCTTATAGCACATGAACTATAAGCATATTGATAAGGAATAAAACCGAAGCTACAGTATAAAAACCATAAAACCAAATACAATCAGATTTTGTTTCTAAACCGAAGTAATCGCTTATTCTTTGCATCTATACTGTTCCACCTTTCATATTTATATAAAAGTATGACTCCATAAGTAAAACTTTATTAGTATCAATATATAACTCTAGGAGTCATACGTCAATAGTATACCTAAAAAAGTTTTACTTTGATATGTAAATTGTGTAAAATGTAAAGTAATAAATGATCGGAATGAACGGAGGTATTACCATGAGTTCTATGGTATTCACTTTAGGAGAAACGATGGAGGAAATCGGGATTACCAAAAACAAATTAGCAGTGGAATCAAAAGTTCGTCCAGCAACTATTAGTAATCTAGTTAATGGTGAGGTTGGTCTTGTACGTTTTGATACATTAAAGTCAATCCTGGACGCTTTAAACCAATTAGCTGAAGAAAACGGTGTCGATAAAACCTACCGTATTGAGGACGTTGTACAGTACATAAAATAAATGTACTGTTTTTGTTTATAGAAATATTTCTTAATACTCTGATATACTTATTTAAAAATGGTAAAGGAGGAGAAATATGGAGATAAAAACAACCGCAGACGGTAATACTTACATCATTGAGATTGAGCAAAAAAAGAGTTCCACAAAAGAAAAATTTGGCCGTAAAGCTTCATTAGTTTCCGGAATTTTTGGCATCCTGCTTTCTGTTATCTTAGGTATCACAATAGTTGGGTTATTTTTTGCGGTTCCACTATTTCTTTTTTCGCTAGGCTTTATATATGCAGCGTTTGAAAAACAAGAAATCCAGTGTCCTAACTGTAGTCATAAACAAAGAATTACAAAAGGAAATGGTTATTTTGATTGTGGGGGCTGCAAGAAACGTACTTTAGTAGAGTGGAAAGTTGTTAATTACTAAATACAAATTAAAAAATCGGCTTATAAAGGCCGATTTTATTTTTTATCCATCTCTAAACTCCATTTATAATCTAAGGCATAAATTAATAATTCTCTGCATTCTCCTGATAGATTGGTAATACACTCTGGTAAAATCCCATTTTCAATTAAATAATCTATGGAATTAATCCCTATATCAGTCCATTCATCAATACTCTCCAGTACTTTTATAAAGTAATAGTGATTATCTAAATAAACCTTTGAACTTAAATTAAATTTATCAAATTTGTCGAATGCATCAATATCTACATTTTGAATTATATCCCTGTATATCGGAATTATTGGTTTTAAGACTTCTAAATAATTTAGCACCAACTCTCTTTCATCCGACTCAAACTCTTCAATATCACACATTAAAAATGATTTATATAATTCTATATCAGTTTCATAGAGTTCATTCAGCAATCTTCTTTTTTGTGCTTGCTCATGAAGTTGATTTAATTGAGCTAATTCATCTTTATCTTTACCCAAATTTATAGGTGTTTCTTGTAATCTCTCCATTTCACGATTATACAACTTATCAATTTCTTCCATAAGTTGATTTAATGATTCGAATCTTAATGTTATAAAATTGATAAGATCATTAACCTTTATTTCTTTTGTTCCTCCATATAATTCCTCTGCTTCATGGTTATTTGAATACAAGCGAAGTGAGAATTTTAATTCTTCAGATGGATCTGAAAAAAACGGAATTGCTGACCAACTGCTAAAAAACCTCACTTTCACTTCTTTATTATCAAGCAATACAATTTCTTCATTACCATTCACCGAATGAACACCAAACCATGATCTTATTGCTTTAAAAAAGTCCCTATCTGTCAATTCCTTCCCGAATACTTCCGCTCGAAAAATATTCTTGTCCTTTAAGTAAGGTTGTTTTTTATTAATGGCCGGACCTATAGAAACCCACAAACCTTCAATCGCCTCTAAAATCATATCCATCGTTACTATAAAATGAGTAAATTCAAGCGCCGCTTTGTTCATATTATTACGCTCTTTCGGTATTTCTAGCCCTTCTGTAGCTACAGTTAGCCAATCCATACAAGAACAAATTTTACTCCATACGTTTCTCCCATTGTATTCCGTAAAATAGCATTCTACAAAGTTATTATTCTCATGAACTTTTCTCCTAAATTCATCCACTAATTCAGGTTTAATTTCAGGTATCATTTTATTACATCCCTCCGCATTTCTATAATACATTTTCAATTTAAAAATATATTATTTCATTATACAAATTCTATCGTTCCTGATAAAGCCGTTTTTATGAAAATATTGGATAAAACACAAAAGATGAGTTCCCAATGAACTGGGAACTCATCTTTCACTTTACATACACATAGACTTCACTTACTGTAATATAGTATGTTTTTCCTTTTTTATTATGACGAACTATTAATATTCATCCTTAATATGAACTTGAGATTATATTTCCCCTTAAAGAAACACTAAATTTACTATTATTTTTAGCTTTTAACAAATATTTTGAGCTAGTATCTACTTTCGATATTGGGATTGACAATCTAGTATAACCATTATGTTTATCATCAGTTTCATCCCAAACTGGTATAGAGGAATTTGGTCCTGTAATTTTATGAATACTATATGTGATATTAGGTGTACCACGATTACCGGCTTCTTGATATCCATCCAAGGAATGGGCATATCCGGAAGGGAAAGCAAAATCATAATCTAAAGTAATCTCCTCGTTAGGCTTTATATCAGTGTTCCAATAAGCTACATCTGTATTTCCAAGAAGAGTAAGTTTTATCTTTTCTGTGTTAGTTTTAGGAAGCTCCTCTGCTGAAGCCATTCCACTAAGAGAACAAGTCAATGCAGCAATAGATAAAAATGAAACGATAGTCTTTTTAATTTTCATTTTAAAACGCTCCTTTATCAAATATTTATCGCAAATATAAATATTTGATATAAAAACTAAATTTCCTATCTCTTTTATTTTTATCAAAAATTAATTCATTATTCAATTTATACTTTAACAAAAAGATTTTCTTATGTCTTAAAAAGTCCTCTTTTCCACTACTTCACATATATATAGGCCACACTTGCTGTAATATAGTATGTTTTTCCTTTGCTATTGTGTACTTTATATTGCGGTGAACCATCTACATTTACTTTCGCATCAATTGTAAATCCTAATCCTGCATCTACAGAGCCAGCAGCTTCTTTATCCTGCCAAGATGGAGTATCATAGAAACGTAGATTGTTAACTTTTGAAACAACGCGCTTCCCTACAATAGATGAATCCACTGTACTCTTCTTACTAAATTTCACATAAGATGAATCGTTCTTAATCCACTGGTCTCCACCAAGATTTAACCAACCATCCTTTTCCGCCCATACAATATAAGATTCTGGTTTGTTTAACTGACGAATCTTAGAATAGCTTGTACCTGGTCCTTTACGTAAGTTAACATTGTAACCTTCAATATAGGCGATACCGTCTGTTACTGCTGTGGGTACTTCTGCTGGTTTAGATGACTTTTCAGGGACAGAAACATCCACGCTAGAATTATTGTATGCTCGTTGTACGTCTGCTCTAAATTGAGCTTCCGAAACACCATGAGACTTTAAGTAATCAATTGGATCTTCATGATCTGTACCACCAAGGTAATGAGTTACATCACTATGTGTCCACAATCCTTTTTCGACAGATAACCCTCGATCACGTAAGATTTTAGCTAGTAACTTAACATATTTATCATAGCTGCGTTTGAATTTTGTATAGTCCGCTGTTTCGCATAACTCAACATGTACAAATCGTTTATTAGCAGCAGGACCACCACCATAAGCAATGTATTTTGTATCAGCAATTTGGATTGTTTCGTCCCAATCGACTGCATAGTGAACAAATGCATTTCTCCATGTACGAGACTCATATTTTTGAATGTTAATAGCTGGAGCTTCTGGAGTTGCTGTAGAATGTGCTACAACGCCCTCATAAGCACCTACACCATAACGGTATGGTTGTTTCGGTAAATCAGGAATAATAAGCGTTCTATCAGCAAAAGCACTTGTAGCAAAAGAACCAGCAAGTACTAGAATCATAAGGAACGAAGTAATATGTTTCATTGTCTTTTTCATTTAGCATCAACATCCTTTTTCATAATTTTTGTGTGGTCAAATAATCCACTTGCTGACAGTCCGATAATGATTCCTTGAAATACATTTGTTTTGATATCTCCGCCCCAAAATAAAACGCCTAGCACAATGCCAAGCGTTAAATTTAGTAACGGAACATATTTTGTTTGTAATCCAATTGTTTTTCCAATCTGTGAAAGACCAACTACAATTCCAATCATTACAGTAATTTCAAACATTACATACCACCTCCTTTCATTAAGAAAGTGAGTGCTGCACCTATAATTCCACCTACAATAAGTCGCAAGATCCAAGTTGTATTAGCGCTAATCTTATCTAATTGCTTATTGATATTGATAATGTCCTTTTCGTTACCTGTTGTTCGGATTTCTAACCCTTTAATCTCTAAACGAATGTCCTTGATTTCTTGCTTAATTTCTTGAACATCGTTTCTTACATCTTGTAACCCTTCCACTGTGACCACCTCATTTCAAAATAAAAAGAGAGACTCTTGTCCCTCTTTCATAAGTGCATTTAAACAAACAGTCTAAATACCACCTTTTAATATTAACCCTAGAACTGCCATCACTATTGCACTAATCACAATTCTTAAGATCCAAGTTGTATTTGTGCTAATTTTTTCTAATTGTTTATTAATTGTTGAAATGTCTTTTTCATTAATGGTTGTACGAGTTTCTATATTACGAATATCACGCATAATTTCTTTCTGTTCTGATTTAAGTCTATCGATCTTTGCATATACGTCTTCCATATATTCACATCCCTCTAGTATCTATATAAAGCAATCTCTATATACTATGAGACAACCCTTCTCACTGTGAATATATGAAAGTCATTTTTTATCAAAGCCTTACTTTGTGCAAAATAAAAAAAGACCAGCTTATGGCTGCTCTGGCTTTTCATTTATTAATTTTTGTACTAATTCTGTTAATGTGGCCACATCGCTTGCTAGGGTCGTAACTTGAGTTTCTAGTTGTTTATTCTCACCTTTAACAGTAGTTAACTCCTCATTAAATTCACGATACTGTTGTTGGAAAGCTTCGATAAAAAGAGAAACAGTATTATATAAATTAATGGCCTTTTTCTCTTTATCGGTAAATACATCGTCCGTATCATCTGCAATCATACCGAAATAAGTTTCGATATCTTTCGTTGTATATGGTTCTGTTTGTTCCTCTGGTTTGTTCACACGCATTTGATACAGATCATACATGTCGTCCTTGAAGTTGTACTGTTTGATAGCTAAACTCATGATTTTATCAAGAGCGGAGAAAGGAATATCTTTTATATTTTCTTTCATATTCCTAGCTGATGTAGGATTAAATGCTTTCGCCCACATTTGACCATTAGCATTTATATTTTCTTGCGCTCGTAGTGTTCTTAATTCTATATCTTTCCATCCTTGACCCATCATATCTTTAATCTGTAATCCGTTGTTATAACCTTGTACAAAACTTGATCTTATCATTGCATTACCCATGATTAAATCATGATCGGTGGCGCCGTTTATGAAATGTATTTTATAGTCACTGCCTTTTCTTTTGAAAGTAAACTGTCCCTTGTTATTGTTAAAAATATGCGGTTCAGTTGTTGTTACAGAGAAGTAACCATATCCTGGAGCCCATCCTTCAGATTCAAAAATAATATCATTCAAGTTTTGAAAACGAAATTGTCCATCTGAATATACACTCAGATGTCCACCGTCATTCTGCATTTGAATATAATTTGACCAAATATTAGTTCCTTCTGCATTTTCTCCTTTAGAAACCCCAAATTTTGCATACGCTTTAGAAGGTTGATCGACTCCATTAATTCGCGGCATGACTTGATAAATATAAAATGATCCTGTACCAGCGTATTTTCTATTATCAGAACCAAGGACTAATGAAGGTTGAATACTTCCATCATTTGTTTCCATAAATCCTATATAGCCACGTGGCTTATCTAAATCGAAAATCTTCATGTCTTGTTTATTTATTTCAACAAATCTACTTCCAGTAGTTCTAAGTGTTACTCCTTCTAAAACTTGTCCTTTTATATGGCTCGCTGTAATAAAACCTTTTAAGTTAATCCTGTTCGCATTCAAAGTAATGTTTTCTTTACTCATATTGAATGCTGCGATTACATCATTTTCTTTTACAGATATACTAACGCCCTTTTCAGTTAACTGGAGACGGGTTTCCATATCTCTTACATAAGAATCTTTTGCAAATTGTCCATTTGCTTGCTCTATTGTATATACCTCTGTCTTTTTTGCTGCTGCATTGATCCCCAGCTCATTGATAGTGAAACGGTTATCAATCAAAGTCATTTTTTGATTAAATTGCTCAGTTGCAAGTTTATTAGCCAATTCATCTAATAAATCTTGTTTATTCTGATTAACTGTTTGCTTCAACTCTGGAATCTTAAACCCAGCTACATAATCCTCTACTTGTTTAAGCTCAACTTTACCTTCAAGTGCTTTCGCAGTATTTTCCCATCCAGCTTTCGCCTCTTGTAATTGTTTTCCTTGTTCTGTCTGCGTATTTTGTATTAAAGAGACATTTTGTTTAATGGCAGTTGCATCTTTTTCTACAGTAGCAACACGATTCTCAAATCCACTTTGATTATTTTCTACTTTTGTTATTGTTTCTTTGATACCATCTACACTTTTTGTAATTTCAGTGGTTTTCTTCGTGAATTCATCGGCTGTTACCTGATCTTCGGGCGCTGGTGTCCATGCTGTTGCTATTGTTCCAATTTCTAATTTAAGCTTTTCAATTAACACGTCCCCTGTAAAATCCCGTGCTAAAGCATAAACTGAAATTTCTTTAATAGGCTTATCCATTACTGCAGCAATCGCTGTAAATCTTTCCTGATTATACTGTTTACCTAATGTCAGGCGGTTTTCTATACGGCAACTAGGATAATGGAATGTATTGTCTGTGAAAGTAATCTTCACCTCGAAACCAGCCCATTTATTCGTTGTACCCCATGCAGTAACTTTGCCTGTAAATAGAAAGCTCATAGCAATGTTTTTGCCCTGCATTAAAGTAACCGTATCCTTCGCCACACCAAAATAGGTATGAGGCTTATTTTCTCCAGTCTTCACTGAGTGGGATTTAGTAGCTGTTTCTAGTAATAGATTTCGGATACCAATTTCCGTATTATCAACTTTCTTTTCTATACTTATTAACTTTTCGCTGATTTTCCCAGCTTTTTCTTCTATTTCAGTAGTTGTGTTCTTTAGTTCACTTGTTGTTTGTTGCACATCAGAAATACTCTTCTTTGTACCTTCTACAGTTTGTTCGACTGTATTTAATTTATTGCTAATATCATTATCTTTTTTTGTTAATGATTCAATAGAAGTTTTAAATCCATTAGAATCCTGTTCAAACTGAGTTACTTTTTTATCAATTTCACCTTGTTTATTTTCGATATTAGAAATTGTACGACTGACACCTTGTAACCCTTCCTGTACTTCGTTGAATTGTCCTGTAGCTTGATTTTGTGCTTCTTGAACCTTTTTGTTTAATTCTGTTTTTGTAGATTCGATATCCTTATTAACCTGCGCTAGTGTTTCTTTCTTGATAGTTTCTGGATCAGGAACAACCGATTCCCACGCTGCACCTGTCCATATTTTTAAAATACCAGGCTTCCCATTACTAATATCACGCCAAAGTGTTTTATACGGTTTAAGTCCTGTTGTCGGTGGATTCTTAGCTTCAATGATGTCTACCGTATTATTTTTAAGATTCTCTTGCACTTTTTCAGCCAATGTTTTCGCTGCTTCGGATTCTTTCTTAGCATCACTAACTGTTTCATTTGCATCTTTCACTAATTTATCTAACTGATCTATCAGTTCTTGCTTACTTCCTAGTGAACTAAGAATACGATTATAAATCTTTCTTAATTCTTCGTTTGGATCAGTAATTTCGCGATAATCACCAAACACATATTTATCTTGCGTAGGATCCGTAAAAGATTCATCGCCAGCAATTACCCGTGCTACAAGGTATAACTTAGGCGTGAACCCTGTATCTTTGATTCGGATTGTATCACCCTCGTTAATTAGTTCATGCGCTAGTCCGAAAATACGTCCAATCGATTGTGCTTCTACTTCATAAGAAACTGAAGTATTGACACGCTTCTTTAATTCCGTCTTCATCAAAGTCAGTAATCGTTGTGGTGTCATATTTTGATCTTCTGTTTCTGGAGTGTAGAAACCAAATTTATGTTTACCATGCGCATTCCAGCGTTGAAAGGCGTCGCTATCTGTAATATAAAGAAGTCCGTTATTAATGCTATCAATTGTGATAAGTTTGTCACCTTCGCCCCGTACAAATCCGACTAAGGCCGTACAAATATCTCTGGAATGTTCAATGCGTCTAACGCCTACTAAGTCTTTTCCCAGGGTTACTTCCTTCCCTGTTTCTCTCCCTCGTTTATTTATCATATCGACATACCATCCAGTAATTCGAGAACCAGACACTTCAACACGATATTGTATTTCCAACTCAAACAAAGCCGCAATTTTCTTTAAAAAAGTGAGGGGATCGATGAATTCATCAATAGTCATCGTGTGGAATGAAGAATAATTCGTTATTCCACGTTGCCATTTTGAATCGGCAAGAGCAATATCAATAAACGTATTAACTGTTTCGCTCTCTATACGTTGAGGTTTAATAATCCCATCTTTGGCGATTTGGACCCAGGCACCGGAAGAGTGTACAGTTAATGATCTATCCTTTGAATCTTTTTCTACTTCATTATTAATAACATACGGAACAATTCGACCATCCCGCACTTCCTTTAAAATCAAGTTCTGCTGTTGTAATGTAATTGCATGTGGAGTGCCGTCAAAAGTTTTGAACTCTAGCATATCAATGTTATTCTTGATTTCCCAATGACGTTTATCTTCCCAGTAGTCCTTTGGTTGAATAGCGGATAGAATTTGATCTGTTTTAAAATCAACAACATGAAGTAATCCGCTTGGTGTTCTCATCTAAATCGCTCCCAATATTTAACCTTTGCTGTTCCGATATCAGAAGGCATGATTTCTAGTGTATTCACACCTTTATTAATGACAGGAAAATTACTGAAAATGTCCTTAATATTAATCGCATCCTTCCCTTCAATCGTTACATGACTATTTTCTGTATCAATTGTAACTTTATCGCCAATATCTACTATATAAGGCGGGGTATTTTGATTATTTAAATTCACTTTCCAAAATTTCAAATCAGAAACTGTCATCGCTTCTACTGGCGGTACATCTTGCCATTGCATGATACTAATCTGGATTTGAGCTGCTTTTTCCATGTGATAGTTATTTTCATCTGTCCACCGCGCAAATCGTTCTGAATCATCTTTTTCAGTCCCTGGGAGGAATTTTGAAATATATGCTTCCCATACATTCCCTGTTCTAGCTATCCACAATCGCCCATAATATTGATTCCAAGTGTTTGGGTGATCTCCACTTTCATGAATTAAACTTCTTCTTCCTAGTTTATTATCATAACCGATTACCATTGTTCCGAAGTTTTGTTCAGCTTGCCAAAACACATCAGTCATAGCTATTTTCGAAAGCACTTTACTGTTTTCATCGAGTATCGCTATCTCAACCCGTCCCATTTCGTTAATCTTTTTACTCTTACATGTAACATAGGCTTGCATAATAAAATCTTGCACTGGGCCACCAGGGACACTTTTTTTAACAGCTGCACCGTGCCATCCTTTCCCCGTTCCAGTCCCAAAATCGGAACAATAAAATTGATATTTATCTGATTTCATTTCACCAACCGGTTCCCCATCTTCCATTGAGCTGACTTTACTCCATCCGACCGTAGTAGCCATTTCATCCCATAATATACGTTGATTCCTTTCTACAGGCTTTTCCACAGTTTTTAGTGGCATACCGATACGAAAATAATCTCGATCACTTAAGGATACCCCGCCGAACCATACATCTAAAAAAGTGTTTGGCTTTGTAATATCAATTTCAATGATAGGGTTAGAATGAACCGTTCCCTTATTTTGGATATTAGCAACTAACCCATTAACGTCTTTTTTAAATTCAACGGTTTGCTCTTTTCCTAACTTATACGGCATTGGACATATTAGTGTAATAGTCGCTTGATGAATATTAGATTTTTCTAAAGTCTCCGCTACAGATTCTTTAATCCCGTAATACACAATATCTGGTTCGTCTGTGAAGGTAATTTTTACAGGTTCGTCTGTATTTAATAAACCATTTAATTCGTCTATCCGTTTCCTTAGTTCAAAAAGAGAGACTCCCTTAAGAGAGAAATCTACTTCTAATACTCTCTTGGGAGTCTTTTTACTTAAAAAATATGAACCTGGGCGGTGAGGTACGGTTAACTCATTAATTTCGTCACTTAAAATTCCGCGACCTCTTACATCGTTAACCATAAAAAATCCTTTTTCGTATTTTTGCTCAAAGTATTCTTCTAAATTAATTTCATTAAAAACTAACAATATACCGCCCTCCTTTAAAATACATCTTTCCGTTTTTTTACAGCCTCTTGCTCTCCAGTAATATCATCAACGAACCTATTAAACTCTTGTCTACCAAGCTGTATATTAATATACGCAGGTTGTCTTTCACTAGCTGTAGAATTTGAAGCAGTTCCGGCATCCGTATTTCCTGAGCTTGCTTGTGGTCTAGCTGTCTGGTATGCACCAAGTCCTCTTGGCATTCCGTATACAGTCTCTACTTGTAAAGCTTCCGGTTTCATCCATTCAGTCATTTGTTCGGTTGTTCTTTGTACAGCGCCTTTCATTGCATCAATACCATTAATCCACCCTTTCATCATATTGACACCAATGAAATCCCTGAACCAACGACTCGGTGAGTGAATCGATAAAAGTCCTGAAATTTTATCTTTAATTCCATTTCCGATGTCCGTAATTTTGTCCCAAATAGCCCCAGCCATAGAGCTTATACCGTTTAAAAGTCCCTGCATCATATTTTTTCCTATGCTTCCTAAATCAATTCCGCTTAGGAATGACTTTACATTGCCAAAAATTTGAGTCACTGTGTTATAGATAGAATTTAGGATGTTAGATGTCGCTGACTTAGCCGCATTCCAAATTGAAGAAATGATGCTACCTACTGCGTTCATAACAGATGAAATGACTGAACCTATACCTGAAAAAATTGAACTTACTAGAGAACCTATCGCTGATAAAACACTAGAAAAAATAGATTTCACTAGATTTAGCCCACCAGTCACGACCGCGGAAATTAAATTTATCGCCCCTTGGATGATATTTCCGATTAATGACATTACACTCGACGTAATGCCTTTCACCGCGTTCCACGCTCCACTCCAATCTCCTTTTAAAACTGAAGTGAAAAGCTTTATTATGTTAGTGATTATCCCAATAGCAGAGGTTATTACGCCCATAATAGCTGGAAAAACTGCCTGAACAATCGACAAAATAAATTGAATCGCCGGGATCACTACGCCTTTTATTATTGTCGCTAGACCTTCAAGTATCGCAGTCGCTACGGGAATCGCCGCTTGAATTATCGAAACTATCACCGGGAAAACCGCCTGGACTATTTGCAAAATTAAAGGAATAACCGTAGTCGCTATGATAGAGATTACCTGACCTAATAATTGAATAATCGGAATCGCAACGGAAATCGCAGCAGCAATAATCCCAGCTATTACTGGGAAGACCGCTTGTACCGCCTGGAGAATAATCGGAATTACTGATGTCGCTATGATAGATAGGACCTCTCCAAATCCTTGAATCAGCATTCCTGCTATACTAAACACCGTCTGTATTACTTGTAATATAATAGGGAATGCCGTTTGAAAAGCTTGAGCGAATATCGGTAAAACTGTAGATGCTAGCTCAGTAAAAATTTGAGCTACTTGTTGTATAGCCTCCGTTATCACTGGCATAATTTCTATTGTCGTATCAGCAAACATCTGAATTAATTCAGTAATCATAGGCATTACTTCTTGTACCACTTGACCGAAAAGTTTGAATAAATCAGATGCTAAAGGTACTACAGCTTGTATTGTTTCTCCGAACAAACGGAATAAATCGAGTGCTATCGGTACTACTGCTTGTACTACTTCACTAAACAAACTAGCTATTGTAGAACCTAACTCACCAAAGGCCGCGCCTAGCTCAGAAAGAGCAGGTCCAAGTGTAGCGAAGCTTTCTGCTATAACTTGTCCTGTTTTCGCAAATTCAGGAGCAAGTGGTGCAAATGCTTGTGTAATCCCTTGAGCTATTGACTGAACAACCGGCAAAATCGCAGACATCACAGAACTAAAAATCGATTGTATAGACTGCCAAGCCGACATAAAAGCAGACTTTACTTGATCATTTGTATTTATCAACTTAAATATCGTAGCACCTAAAGAAGCTACAATAGCGATTACCCATCCTACGGGGCCTGAAACACCTAAAAATGATAAACCTAAACGTACAATTAATGGTGTTAAAGTAGCTATCGTATTTCCTATTGAAGAGAAAGACATTTTTATAAAGTTAATTACTGGAGAAAGAGCTGATCCAATTCCAGCAAATGCTGAACTAAGTCCTGATATTGCTGAACTAAACGCACCACTTATCCCCTGACCAAATTCACTAAATTTCGATTTTATTACAGCTAGCGAAATCTCTACAGCTGTTGCAAAACCAGAAAACACTTGACCCGCTTTAATTAACCCTGCCTCTAATGCTGCGCCGATTGCTGTACCCATTGCTGAAAATTTTTCCGGTATTGTCCCAAGATAAGAACCTAAAGAATCAATAGCAGATTTCATAGCTTCAACTGCCGCTACTGTCCCACTTTTTATTGATTCCCACGCATTATTAACGGCATTTCGAAAATTCTCATTATGTTTGTATAGTTGAACTAGTGCTACCCCCACTAAGCTTAGAATTGCAATAACCGCACCAACCGGTCCTAACAATAAAGCAAATCCGGCTCTTAATGCTGATAAAGCAGCCCGAAGCATTACCGCTGCTTTTGATGTTCCCGACATCCATAGCATAAGTTGACCGAGGGTGATAATTGCACCGCCGATTGCGTTAATAACAATACCCGCTACCGTTGCTATAACTAAAAAAGCCGTAGTAAATGCTACTACGGAAGCAATCACCGTCTGCACGGGAGCTGGTAATTTCATAAACGCGTTTGCCAAGGTTTCCACTACTCCAGCTACGGCAATTAATGCAGGAGCTAATGCATCAGTAAATGCACGTGCCGCAGCATCAAGAGAGGATTCCATTTTCGTCAGTGCTCCGGCCCATCCTTCAAGCATGGAGTCCGCAGCTTTTTTAGAAGCACCATCCGAGTTTACTAAGGATTGTGTTAAAGCATCAATCTTTTCAGGCCCCGCTGCTACAAGTGCCATCATACCTGATACAGCTTCTGTACCAAATATCGTTGCTAACGCCGCGCCTTTTTGTGCACTTGTCATACCTTCCATTCCCGTTTTTAATTCACCAATAATTTGAGACAATGGTTTCATATTACCTTGTTGATCCGTAATAGATACGCCAAGTCGTTTTAACTCATTCGCCGCTGCTTTTGGCGGTTTAACTAAACGTAGTAAAGATGCACGTAATGCTGTACCAGCGGTCTCCCCTTTAATACCGCTATTTGACATAATACCAACAGAAGCCGCTAGTTCTTCCATCGATATGCCTAATTGAGCTGCTGGACCCGCCGCATATTTAAAAGCGTATTGCATATCCCCTACACCCGCAGCTGTTGCGTTTGCGGCTGTTGCTAGAACATCAGCAACATGTGTACTTTGACTTGCCTCCATACCAAATGAGTTTAAAGCTGACGTAATCGTATCAGCAACCATCCCCAGGTCTTCGCCTGACGCAGCCGCTGCACTCAACACACCAGGTAATGCGGACGTTGCCTGAGCCGAATCAAAACCTTTCGCACCCATTTCAGCAAAAGCCGCTGCTACCTGCCCTGTTGAATACACAGAATCCTTTGCCATATCAAGAATCGCTTTCTTTACTTGACCGTAGTCACCTGCAGTTAAAACCGCCGCTTTACGAGTTTGTGATTCAAATTCTCGTGACTTTTGAATCATACTCCCTAAAGCAAAAGCCGACGCTGCAGCTGCAGGACCAAATGCATTTTGCATTGTTTGCCCTGTTTGCTGTACACGTCGGCCCATTTCAATTGCTTGATTACCTACTTCTTGAAATCTAGCACGCCACCCTGAATAATCAGGAGGCGGTGGTGCTGGTGGCGCTGGTGGTAATGGTGGAGGTGACGGCGGTTGTGGAGCCGGTGGGATAGGAGGTGGTCTACTAATCTGTTGAAAAAATGTATTCCATGCTTGTGTAGCTTGTCCAAGGTTACTTATTAAATTAGATATGTCCGCAATCACCTGAGTTTCTACCTTGTTCTGGCTCATTCACCTCACCTACCCTTCCTCTTCTTTTATTTGACTTCTAATCATCGATTCTATTTGATCAAAGAACGATTCGTTCCTTTGAATTTTTTCAACTACTTCTTTCCGTTCATATGCTTGTTTTTCAATATCACGAACACTTTCTGGACGTGTATATATATCCGCTAATGACTTGATTTTGTCACTTTGAGCATTTCGATTAAACAAAGCTTGTACACTTGCAAACTCGTACTTATCAAGTAGTTGTTCCTTATATCCGTTCAACATAAGGTGATATTCCTTGAGACTAATACGCCAAGATTGCAAGGTGGTCATATTAAAAAAACGAAAACACTCACCTTGCAATTCATCAATATTTATGCGTACAGGTTCTCGAACGATTTCTGTTGTTCCGCTGTCATTGTCCCTAGAAGTTTCTTCACTGTCTTCTGGAAGAAAAAACTATTTAACACAACTGCTTTGTTGTACTTTAGAATTTCATCAAGGTCTAGTTTTTCTGCATTAAACATATTTTCAATCTCTTTCTGTACAGCTTCATACGTGACTCCCTCATTTGTATGAATCAGTGCATAATAGACCACATCTGTAAAATTAGTAATTCCGCCTTGCATAGTTTGAGAAACGAATTGCATCGGCCCACCGTTTTCATCTAATAACCTCAGTGCTTGTAAACAGAATTTCAGTTCTTGTTCTTTACCATTAATTACGAAACGCGTATATGATTTTTCTGCCATAATAATTACCTCCAGATTTTTATTCAAAATAAAAAAGCATTTAAATAAACGCTCATCCAAATTCCTGTTATTTATTTTCCGTAAATTCGTTAATAGTTTTCTCCAATAAGCTAATCATCGCTTCTCTCTTTTGCTTTGGTGTTGTATTATCTTGCATTTCATTAAAGATAGGAAGTACACTTTCTAATTTCTTTTTATCAATGCGTTCATTTACAACGTCCTGTCCTAACATTGAAATGAATGTACCAATTATAACCGCTTGTTCTTGTTTATTTAGTTTCATTTATCTCACTCCCTTTAACTACACGATCTTGGATTGAATCAGCTGTATGTTCGACAATAGATTCAAGAATTACTTTTCCATCTAATGAAATCCCAACTTTAGAATCCATCCCGACCGATTTGCTATCGTTAATCTTCTTAATTATTTCAGATTGTTTATTTATTAATTGAACATGAGTTATATCCGCTTTCGTTGCTAATCCCTTTTCTAACATACTAATCTTTCGACTTAATACCTCTACGTTTGTAGAAACACTAAGTAACGCTTGCTTCATACTTTCATTATCTCTTTGTAGATCGCTAACGTTTTTTTCTAATTCATCAACTCTCATTTTAAGAAATTGATTATCCATCATTTATCCCCCTCCAAACATCCTTATTCAGCTCCTGGTGTAGCTACGTCACCAGTTGGCGCGCCATTAGGTACTTTATTAAGCGTCCCTTTAGAAATTTTTCCATTTAATTTTAAGCCGATAGAATACTTTGAGTACTCCTCATTTTCATGAGAAAGTTCCAAACTATTCAACATGTATGTTCCTGATTTAACTTTAAATTCAGAAGCGGTTGCACTACGTAGGTTAACTTCATGAATTCTTACTAAAACTTTATTAAGAATTGCTTCTTCTACATAATCAAGTCCCTCGTCACCTTCAGTACAAATCCCTTCAATACTAGCGGATTGTGTTACGTCACCGTAATCAGATCCACTCTTATCTTTTGTTTTCAACTCGATTTCTCCAGCCTCAATTGACCGTGAACCTGACGTTTGGTTAAAAAATCGGACTGTTTTTGTAGTTTTCCCATCAGGTTGCGGAATGTCAATCAAGTAAAGTGTTTCAGCACCTTTAAACTCAGGTGCATTACTTTTTTTCACTTCTGCCATTTTTAGTCCCCCTCTAATTTCTGATTGTTATAGTAATAAAACTCAAATGTTTCGCTGTTAAAATCTCAACGTCTTTTTGAGAAAGTGGTTCAAAATCCTTTACTTTTGCATTAAAAAAACCGATTCTTTCTGGATTCTTTTTACTTGTATCGTACAAGTCAATTGATCCCTTTTCGAATCGGTTAATTAATTTATCTTGCAAATCATTCCTGTCAAAAACTTTATCCGCATAAACACCTACTTGGATAAGATGATCTCGCGAGAAATTTTCTTTTGAAAATCTATCAATTTTACCTGACAAATCCTCGATAGTAATAAAAGGCTTGTCTTTTCCTGATACAGAAACACCATCGTATATCCATGTAGTAGGTGCAAAAACGTCCAGCGACTTTTTTAATGAATACATTACATCATTCAACATAATTAATGCCCCTTTGCTACACGTTGAACAGTTTTGTTTATATCCTCAACAAATGGTTGCTCACCTTCAAATGCTGTTTTACGCATAAAGCCTTTTTTGGTTTTGTGCGTAAATTCTTGTACCGCTGCGTAAATAAGAGGAGATCCATACGTACCAATAATTCTCGCACCGACTACCATCTTTACACTTGCAGGAATACTTTCAGATAAAGGACCGTATAATATCGGTGCTCGATTAGAGGCTTGATTAGCTTGTAAGCGTGTATGTTTTTCTACCGTTTGCTCAATTGGTGTTTTGTATCTATTAGGGTTATGTGCTTTTAACACATTTGATTTTCCTTTAACAACAACTCTGATTCTCATCAAATCACCCTCTTTACAATGACCTCACGACGGTTTACGCCACCAAGCCCTCGTTCATCGATAAGTTCGATAACGTAAAAAACACCTTTATGTTCAATTTTTTCAATGTTCTCTAAGTCCACATTAAAAGGAAATGTAACAAGCGCCTCTCCTTTTTTAACATCGAGATCAGCGAACTTCGTCTTTTCCACTGACGTGAATTTCTTCCAAACTAATTGAACAGTTTCTTTTCGAGGGTCACCTTGGATTTCTTCTCCTGTAATTGGATCCTTTTCAGAAACCCCTTTAATGTATAAAATCACTGGTTCTCTACGTCCCTGCTCAATCATTTCACGATTTTCGCGAATCTCTTTAATATCATCTTCAGTAAGCAATTGCTACACCTCCTCACTTATTAAGTAGTTCAGCCGTGAAGAACATTGTGGATGTGGACATATTAATTGAGTCATTAGACTTTCCGGAATATTTTTCGGATACTTTCCAGCTCCTAAACCGTATGCATCACGTCTCGCTAGCTTGTAACACATATGCTTTGAGTGGTATCTGTGGCGATGGCCATTATCAATAATTTGATAGCCTGTCACAATTTCACTTTCTAATCCATTCTGTATAGTAGCTGCTCGGTACGTATTAGTACTCTCAGAAATTGCTACACGCTCAATCTTCCATTTCTCATTGTCGTGTACTTCCTTTATCTTTTGAGAAATCATTGTAATGCTCTCGCCCTTTAATACAGATGGACGAATGACACTACTTAATCGATCTTTCATATCTCCAGATAAATTCCATACACGATCAGACAGAACTAAGCCATCTTCACCAGGTCTTTTTATAACCCCTTGAATAATTTGCTTATTTACCGCAGTTATAGATTTCACGTCCAAACCTGCCTCTGATAATTTTGATGTGGTCCACTTCGATGTGTTTTCAATCAATGTATGGAATGACCGCTCTGCTTGTTTACAAAATTCTTTTTCGTATAAAGTAAGGTCTCGTAATAACGCATTTAACCTACTACGCTTCACGATTCCATCCTTTTGATAGTCATTCAATAAATCAACTAAAAACAAACGTATTAGGATAATGGCCTTTACAGTATCAGAAACTTGTTTTTCGTGCTCCTCTTTAAATTCTTCGGAAATGGTATCGAGCGCTGCATCCATCTCTTGTTGAGAATCGCTCATGTAATCATCTCCCATCTGCCCGCTTAGCAAATGTTTGATGAGTACCTTTTCCACGTCGATACTTCCTGTATTTTTTAAGCGCGTCCGCTGATAACTTCTTATAATTCGCAAAGATCATTGATTTATCAACCGATTCTTCACCATCTGTATAAGAAAAATAGCGCGCTGCGTCTGCTGCAATTGATTCATAAGCAAATGACAACGCAAGATAAAAAACAGCATTTGCATTTACTTTTTCAGTTAACTCTGACTCAGTTTCGGCTTCAGACAACCAATTTCCGATGTCCTCCTGAGTTACTTTTGGAACTTTTGCTAACCGACTCTCCAGTCTTTCCGACACCTTCATTCGGTGTCACCTCCGTCACTGTAATTTTGTTAAGGCGTCATAACTCCTGCAGCTTTTAACTTTGCAATAAGGGCGTTTAAATCTTTTACTACACCCGCTACGTCAGTCGCTGTACTATCCGCCTGTTTATCGACTTTTTTAGGAATTTGACTTGTTTTGTCTTGTAAATCTTTAATAATAGTGCCGAGCGACGTTTCTTTTGCAATCGGCATCGATTTATTTAACCGCTGAGCTTGATTTTCAGAAATAGACATGTATAAAACTCCTTTCAAAATACAAAAAAGGTAGCATAGACGCTACCTTTTAAGCCATTGTTTTAGAGATATTTTCAAGAACAGCGATAGACTCTTTCGCATTTTTAACTTCAAATCCAAATTCCCCACGAATGACACGAGAGAAGTAGTCAGCGCCATTTGGCGTAGCATCTTGGTCATAAATTGGAGTTAAGTAACGTGCCTTTACTTTTTCTGTATCAAGAAGTAACGCACGATCTTTAGGCATATTTAAATCAACTACAACACTAGAAATCGCTCCACCTGGTAAATCCGATACAAACGATAAGATTTGGTAACCTGCAGCAGTATCTTGACGCGTAGTACGAATTGTATCGCCACCAAGTTTTGTGATTTGTCGTGCGATATTCGGTCCGCATAGAATCGTATTTGCTGAACCGCCTCGAGTAAATACTTGTTCTACAGCGTCATTTAAAGGTTTTGCCGCAATTTCGTTCCCTTTAAAGTCTTGCTTATGAGAACCTTCAATACCTGCAAATGCAAATAAACCACCTGTAGTACGTGGTTGTGTTGGAGAGCCAACATTTCTACGACCATAGATTAGAGAAGTGTTAGCTTCACGAATCATCTCTTGTAAACGCAGGTTTACTTGATAATCTAATTCGTTTGATACGCCGTATGTGTTCACTTGTTGTTGTGTACGTGAAACAGATGCGTATCTTGAAAAGATTTGTGAGAAGTTATGTGACACTAAACGGTCATTGATCTCATTCTTACGGAAAGCATCTTCACCTTCTGGTCTCGGTCTTGCGATGACTTTTAATTCACCACCAGCTGTAATTGCCTCCGCTTTCGTACTATCGTAACCACGTTGCACAGTGATTTTATCCGCGTTTTCATCGACACTTACTACACGTAACACTTCTAAGCCGTTTTGTACCAGAGCATTTTCAGTGAATTTACGAGCCTCGCCTTTTTCTAAAACTAGGTCCATATCCCCAACAGCTGCGGCAGTTTTTACAATACCTGTATCAGAGTTTAAATAGTCATTCTGCCATTCAAATTTAGTTTGTGTTAAAGCGTCTCCTACACCAATTAATCCGAAAAGAACAGGTGCTTTCGTAAGAATTAAATCCACATTCGCTTGCATTTGTCTTACTTGTTGTTGAAATTCGTACGTAGTTGGTACTGGCATATTTGTAGCCCCCTCAAATTTTTTAAATTAAAAAATCGCTGACTTTTAATCAACGATCCGTTATTTCTTCGATTTTGCTTCTAACAACTTGTTATAAATACGAGTTACCTCGCCCGCATACTTTGAATCTTTTAACGCCTTTGTTTTCGCCTCTTCTAGCTCTTTTTCTAAAGCAAGAATTTCATTCGCTCTCGGATTTGTTCCTGGATTCGCGCCACCAGCTGCATCTGCTCCCACAACTTTCTTAAACATCCAAGGTTTACTTTCTTTTAATGCATTAACAGCCTCTTCAACTCCTTGATATTTCCCATCCTCATCGAGTTTAATGGACGACTTATCTAAAAGAGCCAATACATCCCCTGGATCATTCGCATCAAAAGCACGTGCAATACTCTTAATTTCCGTATTTAGAATACGTGTATTTGCTTTTTCTTGCGCTTTTTGTGCTGCTTCGGAAGCTTCTAGTGCCTTTTTATCAGCTTCTTCTTTTTCAGCCTGCAAACGTTCAATTTCCGTCATTTCTTGCTTTTTACGCTCTTCTTCAGCTGTTTCATATTCTGCTAATTTCGCTTTTACATTATCGTAGTCACCGTATTTCTCAGCGGATTTACTACGTTCACGTTCTAAGCGCTTCTTAACAATTTCGTCTAGTTCTTCTTGCGTAAAAGTTTTTGACGGGTCTTCAGTACCTCCAGATTTTTTGTCTGGATCATCTCCAGAACCACCACCATCAGAGAAAAACTGAAGATTTAATCGAAGTGGGAACTTAGGTGTTTTCTGTACTTGTTCTACAAAAAATTTAAATGTTGTAGCTTGTTTTGCGTATTCCATTTGCAAATCCTCCATTTTGAGCCTGTCGGCTATAATTTCCGAAAGTTTATAGCGCCATTTCGTAAGGCAAGTATTACTTTTCGTTATACGGATCCTGAGACTGTCGTTTCAACATCCGCTCTTGCATAATCTCCATGAACTTTTGTTCCGCATTTTCTTTACCACTTCTCGTAATTGCACCTTTAATTGATTCGATTTCGTTAGAAATTTCATCTCCTAACTGTTCGATAAGTGCTTTTTGATCTTGTGGTAACGGTAAACCGAAAATAATCTTGCTAGCATAATAGTTATCTACTTTTGCTAACATCGTTTTATCATATTTGAATTTTGGATCATCTTGTCTTGCTTTCATATAACGCAAAATATACTCATTTAAGGTTTGGAGGCGTGATTGCCATATAACCCATGAGCGTTGTGTTTTCGAAATGATATTACTGAATAAAAGCTGCACGGCCATGTCATTTATACCACCTGTATTCATATCAGCCGTATTCACCATTGGTACTTCTGCTTTTTCATGTAGGCGTTTTTGCAATCGGTCCAGATACGCTTCAATGGTTTCTTTAAATCGGAATCCACTTTCCAGCTTTTTAGCGCTTGGTTCACCTGCATCTTCAGCGCCGTCACCTAAATCCCATTTCGCACCTGGTGCTACTTGAAGTGGATTCTTCGGATCCTCATCTACGTTCGTCAGCAAGGTAATAGCAAACATTTCAAAACGTAATGCATCCGAGTAATCAGACATTTTTTTATCAATTTCCTCAGACAACTTTATTGTTTTTTCAAGTTCACTATAACCCGTAGTACGTTTACTTAGTTTTTCAGTCGGTACTGGTACTACAGGAATAAAATCAATACCCATTGATGAGCGCTCAACCCTATCCTCTTGTTTTTCTAAGTCACCGTTGTATATCGCCTCTTCAATTTCACAGTCGTACTCACCAGTTTCTTTACGCCAAACTAAGTAATACGATAACTTCCACATTTTCGTTTGTTCTTCATCAAGCCATGCGATAAAATGAATTTCTTCCAGCTGATCTATATCCCAGTCGCTATACTTCGCAATAACTTCCGTCGATGGATGCCAAATAACCTTAAATTCACCACGACGTTTATCGTAGTGAAGACGGGCATACACACCAGTTTTTGAAATAGCACGGTCTTTCGCTGCTGCTAATAACTTCTCATGCATTCGGTTGTCATCCCAAACCCATGTTAATAACCGTTCCTTTGCCTTCGCTCTACTGTTTTCGCGTTGTTGCTCTTCACTAGGCTCATATCCTGATTGAATCATAAGAGCTGGATCGTCTATCACATCCGGAGGAACTGTGACTTTCGGTTCTTTTTCAAATTGCCACGCTGCAATCATGTTTACAATTTTTTGAGGATAATCAAGTTGTATTTTCGTAGGTTCGTAGTCGAGATTGTCTGGTTTTTTATAATCAGACCATACGTTTAAGTCTCCTTCATAACGCTCATACAAACGAACCTCGGCCATCATTCGTGTCCACTCAGAATCGCCGAGTGCGGTACGAACTGGCATTACAATTTCCACTGGATTCATAAAATTACGATCACCTTGTACCCTCATTCAAGCCCCTCCTTTCTCAATATCTTGAATTCCCTGTAGTGCCTGCTTTACGTCTTGCACGTTTATATGCGATAGAAAAAGCCATTTGAACCGCATCCGGACCGTCATCGTGTGGGTGCATCGGATACATTTCGAATTGCTCCAATAAAGCACGTAAATGTTTCATAAAACGTAATTTACCGCTCTGTATATCTGGTAATAACGACTCAATACGTAGTGCTTTTCGTGTACGCTGCTTAATTTGTTTTAAACGAGTCGATGACGGATATCCTTTCTTCTGCAACGCTTCCCCAACTTTCTCAGCAAACCACTCCTGTGCTTGTTGTGCTTCTACTGCGATTGATTCATATTGATATGCCAGCGTGTATTCTACAGCCTTTTCTAACAACGTATTTGGATGCACACGCTCCATAAAAATATCGATAACGTAACAAGTTCCTGTTTCAACGTTTTTCGCAAGTGTGACTACTACACTATAGTCACCTTTTTCTTTACCCATCGCGAAATCAACCGCACCGTAATGCAGAAGTTTTTTATCTTTTAAATCATCTTCAGTACAGTACGTGAAATATTTAGGTTTAAATATCTGTCTTTCCTCGTCAGTCGGGTTACATAAATACTCCTGGTTAAACGCTTTGGTACCGTCATCCTCTCTAATTTCCATCAAATCGATGTAAGGGAAATGTGATGGCCACAAAGTTTTTGTTCCACGGAGCATTTCTTCTTTATTCTGCTCATAAAATTCACGAGCACGATCTGCCGAGTCTGGATCATCGACCTGACGAATCTCACGCCATTCTTGCCATAAATCTTCTCGCTCTGACCATTTTAGGATTGCCGGAAATGATCTCGATACGAAATCACGACGGTTTTTAATCACGTGATGCAATAAACTGTCGTAACAAACGATGGTACCCATATAAATACAGGCACCTTCTTGACGACTTAAACCTGGAAGCAATTCTTCCTTGAACCAACGCTTATTTTTCGCGATTAAATCAACTGTCGCGGTATTTTCTTTACTCTCCAAATCATCCAAAATGTAAAGCTGAACTCTTTTTGATCCGTGGCGTAATCCACGTACCTGTGTCCCGATACCTTTTGCTTCGACTTTCGTGTTCGTTAACGTAACAAATTCTTTATCATTATCCACTTCATTTCGACTCTTTTGTTCGTGAAGTAAGATACCGAAATCTTGACGTAATTTTTCGTTATACTTTAACTGATCACGCGCCCACGATATAAAGTCACCGGCTACATCGGATGTTTCAGAAATCAAAACAATGTACTGCTTTAATCGATACACGACTTGATGACACAAATAACCATTACTCAGGTATGCGGTTTTCGCATGGCCACGACCTACACTCCAGGCTACTTTTTTCTTTTTCTCCCTACCTGTTGTGATGTCATCTAACAAGCCACATAAGGTTTCGTGAAATTCAGCCGCATCATCCATCGTTACTCCAGCTGGGATTAAGTTATCAGGATTTCCGGGATTTCCTTCTTCCGAGAAATACTCATACATGAAGTACAACATGTCATGTTCTCCACGATGTACCCTTTTTAACTTTTCTAGCTCATCAATGTCAGCAAGAAGTGTATCCATATAATATTCTGTAGCCTCGCCAGATTCGTACAACTCCTGTAATTTCTTTGCTCTTTCTGCTACAAGATTAATACGCTCCTGACGTTCTTGACGGGCTAACCATTTACCGTCTATATATGCCATGTAGCCCGCCCTCCTTTTACTCGCCTGTCAATTTTTTTAATTTCTGAAGCTGCTCTTCAATTTCCGCATTTGTACGGGTCGCATTTCCTAGATCACCCTCGATTACTTTCTTATCAGTCAGTAAACCGAATCGCTGCATATACAATTGCATAGCTTTTACACTCGGTTGTGGCCCTAAAATTAACTGCATTAACTTGCTGTACACCTGCTCGCGCTTCTCTGCTAGAAAACTATCGGCCACTTCACTCTTGAAAGCGATGAAGTCCTGGTTCTTAGTTCGCCACTCCCAAAGCGTTGTCCGATTTATGCCTAACTCGTTGGCCATTTCGTCCTGAGTCCTTTTTTCCTCGTTGTTCGATTCCATCAACTCGTTTTCTACAAGCAGGTACGCCGCTTGAATTTGTTTAGCTGTAAGTTTCTGTTTTAACTCGTCTAACTTCGTCATCATTTCGCTCCCCTTTCTTCGTGAAATGGAAAAAGGCAACCGATTTAGTATCGATTGCCTTGAAATTCGTATGATTTGTATACACTCATATATTTATATCTTGCTGTTCTTTAATTAAAGTACTAATGAAATCTAAACCAAGCAAACCACTGACCTTGTTTATTTTTAGTTACAAAAATTTGTCTATGTGATGCGTCATACGCTGGTAAATACTGCGGAAATAATACTTCTACGAACCAGGAGTTCTTTGCTACTTTCTCTCCACAGTAATGTTTAGCCATCGCATAATAAGATTCGGGATGTGGTCCCTTTGGAAGATATGCTATTGTTTCTATCTTCCAACCTTTATAATTCTCACCCTTATAGACTTGTGGAATAATTGTATTCAGTGCTTCAATTAAGCCCTCATCGGAGCTTACATGTCCTACCCCTTGTGGCTTAGGACATGTACCATTGTTAATTAAAAATGGTACATCTTCGTGTATTAAAGCAAATGATTCTTGAGAATACATAGAAATCCCTAATATGCTCAGCGAAATAATAACCTGTAAATATTTCATTTCATCACTCCTACATAGTTATCATTCGCTAGGAAAATCAATCCAATACCTCATTTTCACGATATGAATGTGAGCTTTTTACGTATCTCTTGTATAGCCCCCTGAGTTTAAAAATTCTGGCGGAACGTTACGAGCGTCTGCCAGCCCCTCACCAGATCTGACCTCCCCCGGGGGATTAAAACAAAACCAAATGTTTAATAATCTAAAATGCCTTTTTTGAATAACGATGAATATTGTATTAAAAATGACTGCCTATAACATTGGTTATGTAAACTACATATGAACTAAATCCATTGATATCAATGATTCTTTCTTTTTTCAATACGTAACCAATATACAATTATTATACATCGTTGTTATATCAACGTTTGTAAGCCATACACACAGCTTCAATCAATTGAATTAATGCATAAGCTTCACTTTATTAACTAACTGGACATTAGATCATGACCCCCTGAGTTTCGAAGGGCCTTCTTCTCCAGGAGAGAGCGACTGGTGAAATTACCCTCAGGTTTCTCTTTCGCGTTGCCTACAGTTCATAGTATGTTATACAGCTTCTCCTATTTCCTACTTACTATATGTGACGCAATCAGTCCAATCCAACGGACATAAAAATAGCCATGATACCCTAATGACGGGCCTCATGGCTATGCGTATTATTTAGTACTGGAGTAGGACACAATTTCACCATCCTAACATAAATTGTACCTACTATGAACCCACCTTGTCAAGCCTCGTACAACTTTTTTATTAAACTTCCCATACCTGCCATATCACCGTTAATGGTCATGTGTAATATGTCCACGGCTTGTTTACAGCGTGCGTAATACAATTTTGCAGTAATATTCATAGTCCGTAACGTATTCCTTCTAGGAATCTTGTAAACATACCGAGCAAGCACTATATATTTCATGTTCTTCGGTAATTGTTTAATCGCCTGATCCAGCACAATCTTATTCAACCGTCCATCACCTTTCCCATCCAGTGCACCAGGTCCAGTAAAGCTAGGCGGTGCATCAGGGAACCGATCACCTACAGCTAGTGATTCGTAATTCTCCAGCCATAGTTGTATTGTCTTCTTTGAAACATAGCCATCAATTCCGGTCATCTCCGAACCTCCTGACTCAGAAAATCAAACCCCTAAAACAAACACATTAAACCATTAATAGTATTACATACTATATAACTATTAATAAATAATACTATATATATAATATATAATTATTAGTTTTATATTTATATTATATATATAAGGTATATTTTTTTAAGGGGGGGTTCTTTTTTATTTTCTTTTTCTTTTTTAAGTACTGTAGTGTATTAGACCCCCTCCTAAAAACTTTTCTTTTATATATTTTTATTTTCGTGTAATCAGCTGTGAATCTCCGAATCTCGAAACACGTGCCACGCCACTGTTGTCTCAAATCCTTTTAATATCAGATATTTAGTCAACAGAAAACATTTCGTACTAGGTCATTAATACTCTATTGTCTCATACCAATATCAAAATTATATTTAAAGAATTTCTTTAAATACTTAATACTCGTTAAAAACCACATTTGGATATAGGTATGAATTATCATTTTTTTGGAGCATGTATAAAATATTCCCATGAAAATCATTGATATCTAAATGCCACTCATATAAACGCGGGAAGTGTTCCCAAAAATCCTCTACTGTTTCTAATCCTTTTTTTACGGCGCTCATTGCATAGTTCTGAATTCTAGGGGCAGCTAGGAGCATAGTAGCATGATATTCCTTTAAAAGCCCAGTTGATATGTCCCAAGAACGGAAACCTTCATGAACTGTATTGTTCCGTAATTCCCGAATTTCGTTTAATTGCTTCTCTAACTTTTTAAAAATAAGTACATAGTCATCATGCTTTTTTATCTCCGTTATTCTATCCCTCGATAAAAATATACCTATTTTCCCCAACGGAAAACCTAATACCTGCATGACTTTACCTGTAATAACTTCATCACCTACTTTAGCTAAGCATTCTATAGAGAACCATAAAAACAGGCATTTCAGATGAAGGTCATTTTCATTTTGACTCCTTCTTAGCCAATGATACGACCTTTGTAAAGCTAATTTTAATTCTGAGTTATCGACCGAAAACAAATACTGCGCATCATCAATTTTCGGTATAAGTCTATCTATTATTTTAAATGTTGGAAATGGTCCAAAAGAATCACCATTTAATCTCGGGCTTATCCAATTTTTATGCAAATCCTTTATAAATCCCGAATTAAGTAAACGAGTTTCACTAATTGGTAAACCCGCATTTATACAATCTAACACCAACTCGAATTTTGTTTCTGCAAGGTAATCAGCTTCCTTAAGGTTGTCAGAATTTACAATAGTAGAAATTACAGGGACAATTTCTAAATTAACCTCTTCTTCAAAGCTTTTTGTAGACTCAATTACTATCAATTTTTCTTCTTTAAATAACAAAGAAAAAGATTTTATTTCTACATCTCCATATCCCATTGGAAATGGAATTATTTCACCTTTATCACTAAGCAAACGACAAATTAAAAAATCAGGCATCTGTACTTCCTCCAATCAATTGTAAAACGCAACTGAAATTTCCCATAAGTAGAGATTTAATATATGCAGTGTCACGCGGACTTGCATTCTGTAGAATTTTTCTGCCATCTCTATACTTTTTTAAAATATTAATGATATTTGTATTCCTTGTAACCATTAACGCTTCGAAAAGTATTCGTAATGTAAAATTATCTAAATTATTATGTTTACCTATTTCTTCACTTATATGGATGACTTGATCTCTAGTACCAAAAGCTAAAAAATGTATAAGAACAGTACGTAAATACAAAACTTCCCCTATCTCAATTTCATTCATTTGTAATATCAGTTTTCTCGATGAATTATAATCTCCTCTTTGGGCATAAATGTATTGTAATTCCAATAAAGTATTGGCATCATTTCTATTACTATTAAAATGTTTCTCTAGAAAAAATGTTGCCTCGTGTAATCTATTTCCTAATTGATAAAATTTGGCCATATGAAAAAGATTTTTTGTTTTCCTCGAAGTACATAATTTCTCCAAGTAACATGTTGAATCAGCAACGTGTATTAGCATATTAAAAAGTTTACTAAACCTTGCTTCACTATTATCGGATAAATATTTTTTCATAGCGCTTTCTAATTGCTTTTCTGTTACTTTTTCCATATTCCCACCCTCTCCACTTTTCTAACTCTGTTTATCCCCTGTATCATTAATAAAAAATTCAAATCTACAAATCAATAAATCTATATAATATTATGAATGGGAAAATATAAAAATTCAAATTTTGTTAAAACGAAATTACTTATTCCATTTTCAATAAACTAAACTTAAATTATACATAAGTCCGTAATAATAAACATGTTTATCATCTTTCGTGACTTGCTTCAGTAGTCCTAACTGAGAGAGTTGTCCCAGCCACGTATCGAACTGCGTAGCCGGGATTTCTCCTCCTGCCTGTTGCATCTTTTATGTCTATTACTATGTAATTTACTAGCAGTGATCATTTAATTTAACACAATCACATCATATTCTCATAGCATATTTAATCATTTTCATTAAACATAAAATATAGTATAGTACCGAAAATAAAAAACATAAAAAAAAGAGAATGCCTTCAAAAGTTAATCTGTGGATACTTTTTTGACATTCTCTTTTCTTATTTCAAAGTTTTCAAACAAGAAACTTATAAGCGATTATACGAATGTTATACCCGCACTTGCGAATCCTGTAATAGCAGTAGCTATATCGAAACCAGGTGTAGTTGATGAAACAACAAGTAATATCTTATCTTGTGGAGCTACCGCAATTGCTTCTCCGACAATACCACTTGAAGTAGCACCGATAGCAATTAGACCACTAAATGCTGGTGTTAACAGTAACGGTGTACCTACTGGAGTGAAAGTATTACTTGCTGCTGGTGCGCTGTACAACTGCATTTGAATTTGTATGCTTCCTATTGCTAAAGCAACCGCTACAGTTACACTAAAGAATCCTGCTAACGAAGTAATTGTACCTGCACGAGGAGCTACAAATGCGAAATCAAATACTGGAGGTACAGGACCTATAGTAATTGTGCCACCAGGTGGGACAATTACAGGGAAGTATGAACTTCCAAATCCAAGAAGTGCTCCTGTGTTTGCTAATCCACCTAAAACAGTTGTTAATGCTACTGGTCCACCTGATGCATACGGAATAACCGCTCCGCCACCAGTTGCACCAGTTGCTCCTGTTAAGCCTGTTGCTCCTGTTAAACCTGTTGCTCCCGTTGGGCCTGTTGCTCCTGTTGCTCCTGTTGCTCCTGTTGCTCCTGTTGGACCTGTTGGACCTGTCGCTCCTGTTAAGCCTGTTGCTCCTGTTAAACCTGTTGCTCCCGTTGGGCCTGTTGCTCCCGTTGGGCCTGTTGCTCCTGTTACTCCTGTTGCTCCACCAGTACCTGCTGGACCTGTCGCTCCTGTTGGACCTGTTGCTCCTGTTGCTCCCGTTGCTCCCGTTGGACCTGCTCCGGTTCCTGCTGGACCTGTTGGACCTGTTGGACCTGTTGGACCTGTCGCTCCTGGAGTAGCATTGATTAATTGAATTAATAAATTAAAAAGAAGTTGTAAAGTTGCAGAATCAACATTTGAGTTGCAGGATATAGGGATAAGATCTAAAGCGAAGAAGAATTGTGCAAGGGCGCTATAAAATTGTTGCAATAATATTGACAATTGTCCTAAATTAGGTGTTGGAGATTGTAATAAAACTAAAATACTTTGAGTTAATTGTTTCAAAAAATTAACTTCTGGGGAAGGTAATAAGGAATTTAAGAAAGTTAAAAATTGATTAAACAAATTGAATAACGCTACTCTGTTTGCATCACTTGGATTTGCAAAAAATGCTGAAATAGCTGATACTAATGAGTTTAGTAAAGTAATTAATTGATTTAATTGTTCCCTAGTAATAGGAACTGACTGTGGATTTTTACAACAATCTGCTGAAAAAACAATCGGATTGCAGTTATTATGATCAAAACAATCATTATGTTTCATTTATTTCCTCCTTATTTAATAATTTTGAGAGAATACTCTTATACTAAGAAACACTCAATTGTAATAGTGTTGAATATTTTTAAATATTCATTTTTCTTAGAATAAAAATAGTTACTAATAATTAAACTATAAAAATTCAGTTTAATTACTTTCACAACTCACATAATATAAGTATACGCATCTATTTATCTAGTGCTTAGATTAATTTCCTAATAAAAACGCATATTTTTAAAGGAATACATTATTACTCCTATCAACGTGTTTATTTTATCAATAAACGAAAAGACATATTAATTTATAAGTTCAATAATTCCATTCTAGAGTAATATCAATGAAATTTTTTGAAAAATGTTAATCCTCACAACCTATTTGTTTGTATCATGAGTTTCTAATAATGCATTGTGTTTTCCATTAAGAGCTAATCATTTTACTTTTGCCGACTAATTTTAATTTCTTTGTAACAATTTATACTCATCTTACATACATTATCTTGAATCCTTACTTTTCGAGCTATTCATTTGTTCATGACTCACAAACATTGACAATATATGAATGGTGTAATGATTCATGGAAGAGCACCTTATAATGGTGCTCTTTATTATTTCAGCACCTTTTATATGAATCTGCATAATTTTTTGATTAATTTTCAATGCACTTTCTTAAAGTCTTTAATAATATGATTGATTATTCGATCCGAGAAAAAGTACTTTTCGAAGGCATTTTTCAATACACTAAATATACTTTAAATTTGGATACATACTGTAAATACCGTAATTGTCCCATTTGTTGCTAGTGTAAACGGGCAAATTATAAGTTTTTCGATTCCATCAGCGGCTAGTTTTTCTGCAGCAAGATTCTCATTTTCAAGCCCTATTCCATAACCCATCTTATCCTTCTCTAACTTTCATGGTTCCTTTTTCTTGTGTTTATAAATCTTCACTTAACGTCCTGTATCCGTTAAAATACCCTTTATACTCACTCCTCTTACAGAATCATGCTATATTTCTCATTACTACTTCCACATTGCACGGAACACTACCAATCATTAATCGTTTAGGTATATTCATATAATGTTATCCCCCTTTAATTTAGTAATTTTATTTTTTCTATCATCAACTAATTTGATAATAGAAATGACTAATAATAAGCCCCAGTCCACACCTATACCGTTTGTAAATCCCGAAATAAGCTCCAGCCATAAATAACCAACCATCAACTATTTACACTCCATTTCCGTTAGCAATTTATCTCGTAACCACTTAAACTCTAAATCCTTTTTATCGATTTTTGCCTGAGTCACTTCTGCCTGTTCTTTCGTATAACATTTACGGAAACCGTTGTATAATTTCGAAATTTCTTTCTGCAGCTGTCTCATTTCACGGTTTGAATAATAACTTACAAAATCTGTTTTACAGCTTGGACAAATGAAATAGTGCTTGTCCACACGGTTTGATAATCGCGCTACGAGCATCTGGACACGAAACACGTGCTCACATACTTCACATTTCGCTTTTACGGGTTTCATAGTTTTGGATGCTCCTTTCTTTCAAAGGATTTTTTTGTTAAATAATCCTTTTGAAATTTCATATCAGCAACGTCATTCCCCTACAATTACATTCGAAAACAAAATATCAATTATTAGTTCCATATACAATGTCAAATACAAATATTCGTTCAATATTAAATGTTAATTTCATATATTACCTTATATAATCAATACACGAAAGGGGATGAGATAATGCTTAAGGTTTTTCAAGCTTTAACAACTAAAAACACTCAAATGATGACATGGAAAAAATACTATTATGAAATTGTTAAAGCTATAATCATTTATAAATGAATCAAGTATCTTTTCATAAGGTTAAATCAATTTTTAATGATTTTTTTATAATTCATAGTGTCTTTTTTCAAAACAAAGGAGCACCCAAACTCACAACAACATACCTTAATAAAAAAGTAGGTGAAAACTATGCCAGCTATTCTTGGAAACCTTGTCGTACAAACCAGTAATGGTTCTTTCAATTTAGGTGATTTTTATAACGTTTCTCCAAAAGAAAATACAAAATCTTATAATGGTTCCGGTTCATCAAATAATGCTTTTATTACCAATAACTTTAGCGGTGTTAGTGCAACAAACACATTTGATGCTGATGTTGCAGACCAAGATCAAGTTGTATCAAGTTAAAATTATTTTTTCCCTCTCCCCCTTGAATAAAACTCGATATTCCGTCAATACTGTGCATAGGCGATAGCCAAAACTCATATTAATGAACCTCTATCAGCAGTAGTTCCCTGACCCCAGCAGTTAGCTTTTGCTAGCTGCTCTTTTAATTACACATTTTTGTCTTAACACTCATATATTATTGAGAATTAAAAAATCATTTCATGTATAAAGGGAAAGTATTCTTTTTCATTACTCCACTCCCTCTTTAAATACCACTGTTTGAATAAGGTTTTTAAAGAGGGAATACATTTAAAAATCTTGGTTACACTGTAAACAGGCTCGTGAATAGCCAATTTTACTAATACCCACTCTATGTCTATTACCTTGGGCCGAGCAATTAGCAAAAGCTAATTGCTCTTTTATATTGAGTTAATAATAAAATTTAGGTCTTATTCCTTTTCTACATCATATATTTTCAACCTAACCATCCAGCTCAAAGTGTTACCTCCTATCTTAAAGAGCACTGATGCATGGTGCTCTTTTTAGTTTCCTTATTTCTACAAAATGAAATTTTTATACAAAATACACACAACTAAATTCACATAATTTCATATGATATATTGCATCATTTCTTTTTAGAGTGGATAGTCGTTACAGAAGGGCGCTTTCCGAAGCGCTCTTTTTAATATCCCCTGCACTAAATAATTTTTGAATTATATCTTAATTTCGAGAACACTCATAAGTCATAGGTTTACAATAAGTCTTGGTCAGAAGAGCACTTATATATGGTGCTCTTTTTGGTATGGAATTTAAAATAGAGGCTTGCTCTTAAAACCTATTATGTAATTTTCATAGGTTTTTTCCTTACACCCCTATGTCTGTTTACTCATAAGTTGTTAAAGTATAAATATAAATTGATAGTTAATTTATAAGGGAGGTGTAAAAATGAGTAAATTTAAAAAGCATTGTTGTCACATACCCTTTCCTTTACCTCAAATAGGGCCTACTGGATTAACCGGTGCTACTGGACCTTCGGGACCTACTGGAGCTACCGGACCTTCAGGTGGACCTCGGGGACCTACCGGACCTACTGGAATTCAAGGTAACCTGGGACCTACTGGACCTCAAGGTATTTCTGGACCTCAAGGGATTCCTGGGATTTCTGGATCTATTGGTCCAACTGGACCTTCTGGAATTCAAGGTATCCAAGGCATCCAAGGCATTCCTGGCATTCAAGGCCCTATTGGACCCACTGGAATAACGGGGGTCACTGGCATTCAAGGCATTCAAGGCATTCCTGGCATTCCTGGCATTCCTGGCATTCCTGGCCCGACCGGACCTCAAGGGATTCCTGGCATTCCTGGTTCTGTAGGTCCAACTGGACCTTCTGGAGCTGTTGGACCTACCGGCCCTTCCGGGGGACCGCCAGGACCAACGGGCCCGACTGGACCTTCCGGGGGACCACCAGGACCAACCGGAGTGACTGGCCCCACTGGACCAACTGGGTCACCAGGACCAACCGGACTTCAAGGTATCCAAGGCATTCCTGGCCCCACTGGACCTCAAGGAAGTCAAGGGATTCAGGGGATTCAAGGTGATCCAGGGCCTATTGGTCCTATTGGACCCACTGGAATAACTGGGGCAACTGGAATTCAGGGTATCCAAGGTATTCAAGGTAACCCAGGACTTATTGGACCTATCGGCCCGACTGGCCCAACCGGACTTCAAGGTATCCAAGGCATCCAAGGCATTCCTGGGCCTACTGGATTACCAGGAACCGCTGGAGCTACCGGACCTACTGGGCCTGCCGGTCTTACAGTATCTGGTTTATCCCAGTATGCTTATGTTTTCAATACAGCAGCTCAAGTTGTTGCCTTAGAAGCACCTATTCTTTTTAATTCACATGGTAGAATCACATCTGGTTTTACTCATACGCTCGGAACTTCTCAGATAACAGTTATTAATGCTGGAGATTATAAAATTTCTTTTTCTGTTTCAGGAGTTGAACCTAATCAATTTGCCCTCTTTTTAAATGGGGCTCCCGTTACCAACTCCATTTATGGATCAGGTGCAGGTACTCAACAAAACAATGGGCAAACAATCCTCACTTTAGCAGCAGGTGATATTCTTACCCTTAATAATCACACTTCCGCTGCTGCGGTTACTTTGCAGACTTTGGCAGGTGGAACACAAACAAATGTAAATGCTTCAATTGTAATTGAAAGGTTAGATTAATTTAATCATTTGTTTCCTGAAACTCCGTCAGTAAATAACCTGGGGTGGATTCTTTTTTCAACAAGCAGTTAGCTTTTGCTAACTGCTCTTTTATTGAATAAATTTCTTAAAAGTGTTAATAATATAGATACACCAAGGTTGAATACGAATGACCATTTCGTTCTTCTTATTCACCAGGGCAGTTAGCTCTTGCTAGCTGCCTTTCTTTAGTTTACCCGAATAAAGTTTCAAATTATGTCCCATACTATAAATGAGCTGATACAGCTTGAATTCACAGTGACCTCTGTAATGTTCTTTCCCTTTCTCTGAGGGATGAGCAGTTAGCTTTTGCTAGCTGCTCTTTTGTATTAAATCGATATTAAAATTCTGTTCTTATTTCTTTTTCGCATCATATACTTCTAACCTAGACGTTCCATTCATAAGATTTACCTCCTATCTGAAAGAGCGCTGATGCATGGCGCTCTTTTTAGCTTCCTTATTTCTACAAAATGAAATTTTTGTTTAGTTTTCTTTCATGCATATAATTTTGATATTTGTTTATACTATAGTTGTAACTTTTTGTTACAACATATATCCGTATCGATTGTAACTTCTAAAATTGTACAACGAAGCAGTTAGCTATTTCGGCTAGCTGCTTTGTTGTTTAAAAAGAAGTTTTTGTTTAGTTTTCTACTCAATCACCTCAAATTCGGATGTTTGACAAAACTTTTCGTCATAGCATCCAATTTGAACGTCATATTCCCCGTGCTCATCTCGTCTTATAGAATGAATAGTTTCGACTTCATCTTGATACATAACCTGATCTCCAACATTTAAATCCCCTATTTTTCGTATCGTGGGTTTATCATAAATATTCTTAGTCAACTTCACTGTTCCGATATCCTCTTTTGGCTGAATTGAATACCCCTTCTCTTTCAAGAATTTAGTGATTTCCTGCGCATCTTTCCATGCTGCTGTACCTGGTCCAAAGTTAATAGTCACTGTATTCATTTTCATTCTCCCTTTCGATTCAAATAGCGTTTTGGTTTAAATTACATATTTTTTAGTTCTTTTAGCTCCCACATCAGCTTCTAAATACTCAATTCCATCTTTAGTAACACCAAACGAAACTACTTCACCAATAATTTCAGAAATTACATTCGATAAAGTTCTAAACTTGAATATTAGTATCTCACTAATTCTCACATTATTTTTCCCCATATAAGGTTCATATCGTTTCAACTTTTCCACCTCTTATTTTCAAATAACGATTTTGTTGAAATTTTTCACACTTTAACTGGACGAGCATATGCTATTCTATAAGGGTTCCCCTCTTATACAATTCTTTTTACAAAGAGCACTTATATACGGTGCTCTTTTTTATTTTCTTTCATTTCCACATAACATTTCCAACCCTGTTCATACTATCTTTAGGTCTTAACATCCAAAATCCCCATTTTGGCCCAAGACCTAATCAATTACCCATCTCCCTTCCTTGGGGCGAAGCAGTTAGCAAAAGCTAACTGCTTTTTTTCACAAATTAATTAGATTAGACATATGTTAATACTGGTTATGATTAGTATTACGCCTACCTCTCAAGAGCACTTATATACAGTGCTCTCTTCTCACATAATTTTCAAACTCACATTAATATGGCTTACATACCAACTAAAAAATTTTTGGTTTTACTGCCCACTTCTTACACATATCTTAATATTGAAGGGTGTTTATCTACCGAGTTACCTCCTTATCGAAGAGCACTCTTTTAGGTGCTCTTTTTTCACGTTGCATAATTCTTTTACACTTGTATAAACTACAGATGGTTTCATTTTTGAGATTCACACATTCTGTCTTAACAAGCTTCAATGGCGCAGTTAGTCCTTTGTTAACTGTTCTTTCGGTATTGTTGTCACCTTATAATTAGGCGCTCATATATTAATATTGAACGACAACTCATAGGACATTGAATTCCCTTTTCAAGGGCACTTTTCACAGTGCTCTTTTTGAATTAATATCAAATAACGCTTTTGTTTAGTTTCTATATGACTTTTGAAACTGAATGTATTTATTTGGCGTCCCTATATACAAGCCACCATTGTTTCTTTCAAAGTAGAAGAAAGGTAATCTTATAAACCAGTGGAAAAACTGCCACTGCTTATGTGGTGATATTTTAAACCTGTGATTCTTCACGATTTTCCCTCTATGCCAAAACATAATCTTTGAATGTTGCTTAAAGAATAAAATGTTTTTAGCTAAACGATATACAGTGTGATTTTTATGTCTAAATATATTCATCTTCTTTCACCCTTTCTCTACAAAATTCAAATTTGATTTTCATCAAAATCTTCAATACCGTGTAAAGGTTACGTAAAGATTGCTATGATTCAGCTTATCTGCCCAAGAAACGTTATATAATGAATTTGCAAACACCTGGTTTGCGCACAAGTACCTTTCTGTACGACATAACTCTTTTGCTAGGAGAAATCCTAGCCTTTTTTTATTTGAGATCTAAAACACAGGATTCTCAGGCTTTATCACCATTTTCGCTCTAAATCGATAACCCTTACTTTTTAAGTAACCAACAAGTGTTAATGCGCTTTTCCCGAACCTTTCTGCAATTGCATCTACCGTGTACCCTTTTTCGAATAGATCTAAACTAATCCGTATTTCATCTTCTGTATAAGATCCCTGACTTTCTACAGGTCTCTCGAAGATCCCAAGCTCCTCCAGTTTTTTCTTTATTGCACTTTCTGTTCGCTGGAGACGTTTCGCGATATATAAATACGTATAACAATTCGCTTTGACCATACTTCTTAGTAATAATTCATCTTGTTTGGTCCAAGGATCTCTCTCTTTTTTCCTTCTATACACATCCGCATCACGTTTTTCTTTCATCCATTCTGGTTCAGGTCCTAAAATCCCGTATTCAACCATTGAAAAATCAACTACCTGCTTATGCCGTTTTAACCAATCCCAAAAGTCCTTATAGTAAACAACCTTTATTTTTTGAGTTTTTGCAAATAGCTTTAGTCTTATAGGAAATGCGAATCTTTCATACCACGATTCAATTGTTTTATAATTTACCTGTAATACATCCGCCAATTGAAGCACCGTAAGCCCATTGAAGTGTAGGCGGGGATCACTTAACCCTATACGATTCGCTTTTAGTTTTATGGCATTTTCAGTGCGTCCTAACTTTTTGGCAATACTTTTAATGCTGTACGTCCCCCAAGAATCCTCCAGATACGCTATTTCTTCTTTTGTCCAAAGAATAACTTTCCCCACCATTTCGCCTCCTTTTAGTACCCGGATGCCTGACGATCATGATTGATTTTATTTTTTTCGATATATGCGTTGTAAATTTCAGTAGCCGAAAATCCAAGTGCTGCACCTAGGTACGCCAAGTCATTCATCAAGGTCATGTAGTGCGCTGCAGTCCATAATTTGTTTTCATATAAATCGTTAAACACATCGATAATTTCTGTTTTTGTATTTCCTTTGCTATTACGTACTACAAAGGTATCGATATATTTATTCCATTCACGTTCTAATCCAATCGATAAAGCAAAGTGAAGTGCATCAACAAATTCGTCTAATAACGGATTGTAGTACACTTTATCTTCTTCCATCATTTGACCCTTGTTACGTACACCTTTTGTAATCGGCTTGTTATTTTCACTCCAAAACTTATGACCGCGCCACATATGAAGCAATTCACTTAGTTCATCACGAAATGATAATTTCTTTTCTTGAAACAATGGAACGTTTTGTAAACTACGTTTTTCCACAATCTTGTTATCAAGGTCTTTTTGAAGCTGGAATAAATAAGTGATGTTCATTGTTTTGCACGCTCCCCTTTTTTAAACAAATCTATAAAACTTCTCACCATTCTTTCTACACTGGCACCAGTTAAGTAATTAACAAAGGGTGCAGTTTCTGCGAATTTTAAAGAGTCCTTTTCAGGTATTCCTGCACAAATCAACTTTTCTTTTACGGCTTCAATAATTTTTACTCTTTTCTCGTTCTTACTATTGAACTGAGCCTCCATGACCTTTACAGCCTCATCCTTATAGCAATCATGCTTTTCCATGTAGTAATACACTTCTTTCCAAAACTCATTGTCTTTCACCACAGACATCCCAATCGCTCCCTCCTTATCTAGCGATCACAAAACTAACAATGACCGCTACCACCATATAAGAAACAAATAATGAAATAGACTTTTTACGTAAACTTTTGATCTGCTTCCGTAATTCGTTATTTTCTTTCAATACACGCTTTGCGTAATTATCTTTCACTTTCACTTGTGATTTGTATAAATCAACTGCTAACTGCAAATCACGATTTTCTTGCATCACATCTTTTAACTGTTGCTCCGAATTGTCCAAATACACTACCGCCTTTCGTGGCTCCCCTTTTGCTACTTTCCTTTTTTGCTTAACCATTTCACGTTTTAATCTTTCCATCTTCCTATCACTTTTCCGATTTTCGTACCCCTTTCCTTGCTGTCTACCACCCACAATCGCACATCCTTCCTACAGCTTTTTATTTTCTTAAATGCTCTAAAAATAGTTCATTGAAATTCTCGTTTTCTAGTTCTTCTAATCGCTTCTGTACACGTCCTAAACGTACCGGACCCAAACCTAACACTTCTTTTACTGCACGTAATGCTAATGTTCGGCCATCTTTATAAGATAAAAGGGATACTTGCTGCACTTCACCTCGGTGAAAGCTTTGACGTTCCCTTGTTTTCTTTCTCTCACGTTCACTCGCGCGGCGTTGTTGACGACTCAAATTCTCGTCCATCATCTTCCCTCCATTTTTTAAAGCAACTGCTAAATAGTAATTCTGCGTATGGATCTTGTGGTACCGGGTCTAACACACCAGTCTTTTTATCTTTTCTTAATGAACTTACTACCCAAACCATGTTGTACGGTTCTCCAGCAATACTTCCTACAATTCTTGCCGGCTTTACACGTGGTAATGCTGTTGCATGACGCTTTGTAAATAACGATTTACGTGGCCCCTCTCCTCTTCCCACATGCTATTCCTCCCTTTGTTTAAGCCAGGACTCAACACTCATTTTCTCGCCCCATCGATAACCTACACTTCCTTCTGCCTCAATCGGAACTGGAAATCCTGGTACTGGAGGTTGCTCCATAACTTGTTTAATTTGTTTTTCTGCTGCCATTACAATCTCCGGATCATCATCTATTTCAAAAATAATTTCATCGTGAATTTGTGCAATCATATCGGCACTTCCATGAGAAAGCACGCCTTCTTGTTTACCGATAGATTCATAAATTTCATTTTGTACTTTCTTCATAATGTCAGCGGCACTTCCTTGTACTGGTGTATTCGCTGCTTGTCTTTCAGCAGAGCCACGATCTCTTCTATTCGCGCTGTTAATGCCAGGTAGCAATCTCATATATCCATAAATCGTTTGCACATAACCTTGCTCCCTTGCTTCTAAAACAATCTTGCGCTGATACTCTGGTATGCGTTTGTACGCTGTTTTAACGGCATTCACAATCTGCGCACATTCATCTAGTGTTTTACGAATCATGTACTTTGTTTTAAATGTGAGCTGAAGAGCAAACTCTGTCCCTCCATAACTTATCGCTTAATCCCGTATTTCTACGGGCGCTGACTATACCTTATAACGGTGTTTTTGTGATACTGTGCTTCAGCTTTTCTACGCGCTTCTACTGCTTGATCTTTCGTTTTAAAATAACCAATTTGATATTTTTTCCCGTTTACTGTGATTTCAGCTTTCCATCTTTTACGTGTCTTAAACCAATAAACACCAGTAACGCCTGATGTGTTATCAGAACGCGTCTTCTGATTTGTCATATTTATCTGATGGCTAACAATTCGTAAATTACTTTTTCTATTGTCTAGCCCGTTATTGTTGATGTGGTCTACTTCTAGCAATCCTTTATAATTCAAAACAAATCTATGAAGTTTTATTCGCTTTCCTTTTATGCGAGCTACTGCGTAACCACAGTTTTCATACCATCTATACATATTAATTTTTTCTATATCCTCCAGATCAACTTGTGTTCTGGCTTTTTCGTTTCCTTGTTTATCATAGAGAATAAGTTCTGCGTAATTTTTATGAAATACGATTTCGTTTCTTCCCAAGTTCTTCACCTCCTTAACACCGTTACCCCACCGTATAAATAAGCTCGATTGATTTAGGTAAAATACCTAGCCGGCTTATTATAAGTCGATACACTACCCGTTAAGGCAGCACGGGATTAACATAGACAAAAATCCTTAGCCTTCCCCGTTTTGAGTGAGTTTTACTTCGGCATAAGCCCTATTACTCTACCGAAGTTTCCAGCCTTTGCATCTGTACGTTCTTTCTTTACAATTTCATCTTCAGGTTTTCCAGTCATTACAGACGCTGTTCTACGGTGCATATCCCCGCCTGTATTAAATAGCTCCGTCATGACCTCATCACCTGATTTCCATGCCATTAAGCGAAGCTCGAACCCTGAGAAGTCAATGAAGAATAATATCTTTCCTGGTTTAGGTACAAAGAAGTTTCTAATCTTAAACTCATCATTATCTGGTCTCGGTACGTTTTGTCCGTTCGGATTAAAGCTGTTTAAGCGTCCTGTTTCTGTAAATGGACTATACCCGGCATGGATCCGTCCACTCATAAAGTTCAAGTACTTTTCACGTCCTACGATGTGCGAAGAAAGTAATGTCGTGTATTTTTGGATTTTCTTCAGCTGATCGATAACCTCTAACGCTTGTTCCTTATAAGGATGTGGTTCGCGTTTTGCGATACGAATTGCTCCACGCTCTAACTTATCTAAGGTAGGGTCCTTGTCAGGATCGATATTTTCCCAATTTTCAGGTAATGGAATGCTGAGGTACTTTTCCTCATCGATATCGTTTAGCTTATTCTCAAGCATAAATGCCATATCGATAAGTGCCTCTTGATCAAGACTCGCACCTGTTTTTCCGTACTTAGCCACCGGTATTTTTAAGTAATCAAACATTAAGCTTTTCACTTCGTTCGTTTTACCTGATTTACCGGTATTTATATCAATATTGAACGTTTCTTTCGCGATTTGTTTAATACGTTCAGCCGCTTGCTCTTGCATAATTTCTGCTTCTTGTTTCTTTTGCGTTGCAAGGTTTGGATCCCAATTCATCCCCCAATATTCCATAAGGCCGATAACACGTGTGAATGGCATTTCAATCTTATGAAGCCATTCCTCATATCGCGGAATTTGAGCTGCAATTTGAGACCAATATTCGTAATGCTGCACAGCATAATCCGAGTCTTCAGCTGAGTAAAGCAGCCCTTCACCTTTACTCGCATCAATTTCGTCAAAGAAATTGACCATGTATTTCTTTAAAAGGGCTGAAAAGTCGTTCATCGTTACACCAAAAATGTGTTTCGTAGCTGGTTTTAAACCCCATCCGCTTGTAGGTTTTTTCGGGTTATTAATCTTTTGAGGTGCTGCGATTTGTAAACACCGTACCCACATAATCAATGGATCTGCTACTTTTCCTAAAATGTATTTACCGTACTTCGCTGCATATTTCGTTTCAAAAGACAAATTGACCGCAATCTTTAATACCTTTTCATTTTTAAATAGGTATTCATCAAGCAAATCTAGAACCAATTTCCTAGCTTCATCTCTTTCCATACTTGGCTCAAATACTTGGCCAACTTTATGTGAAATTGGAACAACTCTTGACTCGTGTGCCGCCGCTGACAGCGATACCGTACAAATTTCACCTTTCCACGGATCCAATGGTGTCTTTAAATACGCTTTTTCTAAGCTCTCACTTCGGCTTTCCGCTTCTTTATCATCGATAATCCCTGTAGTACGTGCTTCTTCTATATCTTCAAACGCCTTTTTATAATGCACTCTAATTTCTTTACTTGCTGCAGTCTCCCAGTCGAATCCTACTTTACCTGCTTGTATACAACGTTCTAAGTATTTCTTTAACTCTGAGACTGTAAGAATCGCTTTATAATCTTTCACTTGCTGCGGCTCCACTTTTGGCCAAACAATATCGAATTGCCCTGGTTTCTTCTTTTTTTCCATTTCTACCGCTAATTTCGATTCCTTTACCGGTACTTGTTTTTTGCTACTTGCTAATGTTCTTGGTTTCCCAAATAAACTTCCGAGCTTCATATTTTCACTTCCAGTCATATTTGTAGTGCTTGTCCATATAATTAGTAGTACTCATCTTGTATATGGTCAAAGAGTCCTTTCTTCATGCAGTACGCAATGTATGCATTAAAGCGTGGCGTTTTTCGATAGCCACCACTTGTTAAAAGGATCATCCTCATTTTCGCTAATTGATTTACAATTGCTTTCGCTTCCTCTTTATCGATAGACAGCATTGCCTCAACATCACCAAGTCGTAAATACTTCTGCTGAGCAAATAGTTTAATAAACTCATAAAACTTCATTTCCCCTGTTAATGTATCGATTTTCTTAAGGTCTGCCGTAAACTTCTGGTATCTTTCTTCTGTCATTTCTTCCTCTTTTATTGCCAAACGAGCATAGTAATTTAAGCCACAACCTGGAGCATTGTATAAAGCTTTTAAATACTCCCCAATAAACTCAACGTGTCCCGGCCAAACTTGAATTCTTTCACCTGATTCATCAACTGAATGTGTAAGAGCTGCAAGTGCTACTGCTAAACGAGCTACTTTGTTCCGTTGATCTGAAGGAGACACAAGTGGTATGTCATTCGCATTTCCATATACTTTCGCAAGGTCTGTCGCAACTTCCAGTACTTTATCAATCGTACCGTCTGTAAATAGCACGTCCTCCGGCTTACGTGACCAAGCATATAAGATGTTATTTTTCAAAGTATCCTTCTGTATAATCGATGGATACGTAGCAAGCGTTTGGTTGTACAACTCAGGATCCACATCACTCGCTCTCATAAAAACTGCAAAGTCAAAACGACGTATATCCTCGTTATTGAAAATATCTTTTAAACTTTCTGCGCCTTGAGAGTAATCAGCAAGTCGTTTCCCTTTCGGTACGTTCCCTGACATAATGGCACGTACACGGCAAGGAGTTTCAGCTGTTACAGCTCGTTTAACTTCTAACTTCCCGTCAGAACGTGCAAGTGTCATTTCACCATAATCATCTTTCGTAATACCTGTATCTTCATCAATCCAAATCATTTCTTTATCAGCTAACGGCCACGCACCCCAAACGATGTACCATGCACCTTGAGCACCTGACTGTTCCATCTTGTACGTTAGACCTGTACGAGACGTACTTTCTGCATTCACTCGTGTTCCAAGTCCTGCATATTTCATTACTTTTTCAATGAGGGCGGACTTACCAGTACCTGTATCACCTACTATTTTTAATTCCACCCAACCACGTAACGGATTTAAATCCCACGGTACCTTAAAGCGAAGGACACTATGAAGTGTTAACAATACTGCAAGTAGCGTTTCATCGCGTTCTACGATGTGTGTTACGTTGTACGTTAAATCGTTACAAATAGCTCCTAACTTTTGTTCAATCGATTCTGCTGTATAATCTGCCGGCTGAAATGTTGCTAAATCTTCTTTCACTTGTTCATTTAGCTCAAAACTTTCAACCACATCCTGAAGCGGTATCGCACTCTTTACAAGTAGTGTTGACTCCTGATTCTTTGGATGTGGGTATACATAACCTGTTAATTCGTAGTACTTATTCTCACTTACGTTTAGTCCATTTACGGCGTACACTTTTCGTAGTACATAATTCCCTTTATGCTGCTCTTGTTTTTCGTCATCTTCTTCAGCCATTGGGATTACAAGTAACTCTTCCACGTTCATGTTCTCTAAAATATCCGTATTGTATTTCGGGCAATTCGGTATGCCTGATATTTCTCGTAAAATACCTTTTATGTTATCGTCACCTACACCCGTCATTTGAATAACTTCCCGATCACTTACACCTAGGTCTTTGTATCCTGTATGCGTATGGATGTCGTATAGAGGGCAATGTACCTTTTTACAACTTTCCCTGCCCCAGCAATGGTACTCAATGTTTTTCGGAATGATGTAAGGCGTATGTTTTTTACCCGCAACCATGACACGCGTTTTTACAAGCTTTCCAGTAAGGTCTGCGTTACCCGTTTCTGCTAAATGTAGCAGCTTTGCGTTTTCCTCTTCTTCCGCATTCTTCTTAATGCAGTGGCACATATCACCGGCACACGCTACACGTTCATAATCTTTGCTTCCTGGTTTCTTTTCGCCATGTAGTGAACGAATAAACGCACAACCAAATTTGTATGTATTATCACCGCTGTATACCGCATCGATCACACTTCTAGTATTTGCAACACGTTGTTGCTTACCATACTCGTTATCCTCAGATGTAAATTTAAGCACCCAGTCTTCCAGTTCTTTCATCGTTTCCTCTCTCGTGTAGCCAGCGTCTTTGAAGTAACATGCAAGCTGTACGGTTGCCTGGTTTCGGTCACCGTCTTTTTTCCAGCCACCATTTAAAATATCAACTACACATGCCGGTGGTTTATCTTTCTTAAACTGGAATTCTTCTTTCGCATACTTACGAGCACTCGTTGCTGCAGCTTGCTCATATTCTTCTGTCTTATTTATTAGTAAATACCCCGTACGAGGTCTGTATTTCATTGCCTTTTTACGTTCTTCTGCCGTATAAGGTAGATCGTCAGCGTGTCTTGGCGATTTCGCTAAATCTTTAATTTCTTCCAGAGTTAATTTGTTTAACTCATTTACACTAATTTCTGTTTTAAATAGGTTTGTTTTTTGATGCATACTGTTCGGTAAACGAATCATCCGCTTTTCTGTATACACCACAAGGTCTAGTGACGTGAGTCCTAATCTATGGACTAAATACCCAGCCATATGTTTGAAGATTTTATGAAGGTCGTTTCTCGGTTCAATACCGAGCGCATCGGAGCTTATTAAGATGTGGAACCCTTTTGATCCAGAAAAGTAAATCCACATATCCGATTCACGAATGTCCATTTCTTTCGTAAAAAATTCCACCAGCTTTATTGCATCCTTTCGGCTGACTGATGGGTCTTCCGCATGGTCAAGGTCAAAATATAGGGGAGCAATAAATGCCTCCCCCTTTACTTTTGTGTCGTTCGCAAATCGTTGAACTGTAGCAAAGCAATTGAAATTGAATGCCTCTCCCGTTTGGAATTGCTTCACTTCAGAGGAAGGGATTCGTTTCCACGGAATGCTTCTACCGTTCTGATTGCTGTACCATGCGTCTACATATTGATACTCACTTGTTTTATCTTTCTTTTTTGCCATTTGTAGACGCCCTCCTTAATTATTCTGAAGCTTGTTCTGTTTCTTCTACGTTAATTCCGTAATCTTCTGGTTTAAATACACCAACAGGTTGGAAGTCGATACCGATCCATTGGTTACTAGCGTTTGTACGACTTTTACGTTCTGTTGTTACTAAGCGTGTAACAATTTTATTGACACCTAATTTAGACGGAACACCTAGAGCTTTATATTTCCCTGTATACACATTCATCGCAAAACGCCCGAAAATAATTGTGTCTGTTGGGCTAAAGCTCATTAAGTAGATACGAGGGAAGTCTTCTGGGCTTAACGTTGATACTGGAACAACTGACGCCATATAGCGAAGTTGAATATCATCTAATTCATAACGTTCTTCTGCTTGAGGGTTTTCAGCTAGCCATTGATTGAATACAACTTCCGCATCTTCTTTTGTTTTTTCCGCCACGATCAACTGACCATCTTCAGGAGAATCTTGTTTCCCCCATACAGACCAACGTTGCTCACCGTATCCGATTACTACATCAATATTGTCACCGTACATTACATTTTCATCATCTTTTTCTACGAAATTCCCTTTCTTGTTAACCGTTAACCACTCGCCCATACGGACAAAATCCATATCAAGACCGTTATTCGCTTCAACGAATCCCTGCTTTGTTTCTTCTAAAATTGCTGAAATATAATTGCTGCCATCGTTTCTTTTCGCCACCGCGTTATTTTGTACCACTACTTCATTTTGATTTGTTTCTTGTGTCATTATTTTTTCCTCCCGCGCCCCTGTAGGCCATGTTTTTTCCATGCTTTTCGTTTTGCTTGGCTTTTCTTTTTTCGATAGGTTACTTTTCTGTTATACGAAATCTCGTAATCTTTCGAATCGTATTCCGGAACCTCAACTATTATCGGGATTCCTCGTTGAAGAGATAAACTTTTACCGGATCCTCTTGCAAACACCCTTATCACTTTTTTAACGATTTTTTGACCTGTTTCTTTCAAACCCACTTACTTCACCTCTTTCGTTGAAGCAATTAGTTCTGTGATTTCATAGAGCGTCCCCACATATTCGTACTTTTCCATCGTTATCACCCCTTTCACCAAGGCATATCATTTAAGAAGTCAGCCACTGTATCGCGTTCTGTTTTCGGCTTTCTTGGTACCGTTAACCCGATTCTGCTGTATACTTTCCTACGGCTGTGATATTGGTCCTTAAATACTCCAACATTGTAGTCAACGTAATCGAACCAGTATGCTTCTTTATCCGGATTGTTCCGATCTGGACGCATGATACGCCCAATTTCTTGCTCTACTGATGAACCACTATTACTCTCACGGGAGTCACCACGTTTCGGCATTACCATGTGACCAACTACTAAATGCTGCATGTCCAGTCCTTCACGCGCTAACTGAGTGGCAAACAAAATATCTACTTCTTTTCGGTCGCAAGCTTCTAAAATGTCTTTACGTTGTTGTTTTGTTACTTGCCATTCACGAATTTCTTTTTCTGAATACTGAGCAACCTTTACCTGCCAACCGTACTTACCTTGCTTTTTATCTACCGCATGACCACTATTGATAAGCTGCTGTGCATGTTTTTCGCTTTTTGCTTTTCTCCAGGTATAACGACTAATACCTCCGTGTACTACAGCTGTTCTAACATCGATACCGAATCTTGCTTTTGCCATTCGTTTTACTAGTTCTTCAAGTACGAAACAATAGCGAACTGATTCTGTTATAACAATGGATGGCCCTAAACTTGCAGACTCAACAATATTGTCAGCAACTAACTTCGCACGCTTTTTATCAGAAATGAGGTGCCTTATTAGATCTGTGTAATCAAGATCTTCTCCACCAGCATCCACACTATCAATCTCGTTACGGTTACTTGCCGTCTCGTAATTGAACTCGGTATATACGAATTTCACTGTCGGTTTTACCAGTCTCCCAGATTCATACATTCCGTCTCTGCTAATCTCATACACTTTTGGACCTACACCGTTGTACATATAGATTTCTAATCCATCTTTTCGGGAAGGTGTTGCGGTGAGACCGATCACATTTTCAGCCGTTAACTTCCCAGCCGTTTCAATGAATTGTATTGCCGGAAAGTGATGGGCTTCATCCACTACTACCGTCCCGATAAAATCATTTAGTGCATCGATTATTTGTGGATTTCGCTGCAAGGTTTGCACTGTAGCAACAATTAGTTTACCGTCTCCCCAATCATGTACACCGTCACCGAAAAAGCCGATACGACCGATACCAGGCATTGTATCCTTAGCTCGCTTTGCGGATTGATACATTAAGTCTTTTGTATGCGTAAGCCATAATGCTGCTTTACCCTTTTCGTAAATGTAGCGCATGCCCATTACGGTTTTACCTGAACCAGCCGGTGCTACACCTATTCCGTTTTCTTGCATAAGTGCTTCAACCATCGGTGTCTGGTCCTCTTTTAATACAAACCCGTCATCCCATTCCCCGAAACTAACATCTCGGCCATATGAAATCTGTGAGGTAATAATTTTACTTGGGTCGTAACCTAAGTTTTTCAGTACCTCTTCTAGCCTTGACAAGAAACCTCGAGGCGTAACAATATCGCCTCTGTCATGTACAAACAATTCAAGTTTTGCTTGTACACCCCATGTAGGTCTACGTTGCTTTTTTGCTTTCAAATACGCTGGATTATCAAATGTTAGCGCCTTAGTAATTGCCGCCTTAAGAGGTGTACTAGCACCTCTTATTCGGATGTTGTGTTTTACAAAGATTTGTAGCAAGTGAGCACCTCCGATAGATCGTAAGAAGGTTCATGGTATGTAAGTCTTGGAAGTGGTAAACAGGGAACCGTCTGACTTTGAAATTCTTCAAGTTTTATATGGTTCACGTTTCGTTTTTTCATATGAATAAGAGATGTAATAAGTCTGAACGCATAAGCCTCGTCAAGCCCTTTGCTATCATTTAGAAAACTGATAAACACTAAACCTAAATTTCTATCAATAATTTGATCAAAATCCCGTAGCCCGAGAATCTGATTCGGTCTCATATAATCTAGTGAAAATTTACGACTCTCTGTACGTTTCATTTCAGCTAATATATTTACTTCAGGTGTTATTACAATCTCGTCACCTGGACGAGTTGCACCTGCACCATCTGCAATTCTCATACGCCATACATTCGGAATTTCTCTCCAGCTTCTTCTGATTTCAGCTTGGAAATCATCCCCACGTTGCTGACGTTCACGCTGTTTATTTCTCATTGCTGTTTGTTTTGGATCCATAGCAACCTCCTATGCCAAAAACTTCAGTAGATTCGCTTGTACATAAGCTTTTGCTTTTACAAGATCCGCTGATTCTTTAGCTGTTTCCCAAGCATCTTTTGTTTGATAAATTTTGATATCAATGGACGCTAACTCTTGCTCTACGTCTGTAAGTTGTTGACGTTCTTCTTTGCTGTAATGCAGGCGGTACGCATCACGTAACGTATCATTCGTGAGAGCCACTTTTTGATCATTCACGTAAGCGTATTGGTTACGTCCCTCACCTTGAATTTGCATAAATGCCTCTGCTTCTTTTAGCTCTACTGCAGTTTTCAGCTTCACTTTTTGCTTAATTAGGTCTGCTTTTTTCCCATAAGCTTCTTCACGTGCTTTACCTTTTTCAAGAACATCCTGTACTGCAGCATCAATTTGTTGTAAGGATGCTTGTAATTCAAGTGGATCTAATACTCGAACATAGTCAGTCGGTACTTTCTTACCTAAAATTTTTGTTGCCGCTGCAAGTAGCTTTTCTTTCCCATGCTCCTCTTGTAAACTAAGAATTTCATTATTTAATTCAGTCATTTTCTGGTCCCACCTCACATTGAATTTTTGGTAGTTCTACTACTAACTTTTTAAGCGTCACGTGCTCTTTAACAATTGAGCCAATTGTTATGTTCATCGTTTCTACTCGATCATGTTCCTCTTTGTTGTAACCAGCTACACTTATCATCAACGGTGAAAACTCTATTACTACAGCATTCCAATCATGTTTATTATTACTATAGTTAGGGCGTCTAAACGGGTTACCACTTGTGACCTGTACCGCCGTACCTTCGCCTAGTTCATTCTCATCAAACTGCGGTTTGTTTACAATCATGTTCGTAATCCCTCCTTTGCTTCCGCTATTTTCGTTAACGCTATTTCTACCACATCCGGATTAATACTTTCTGTCTCAGCAATACTCTCAACAATCGTATTAATATCGACTAGCACATCTTCCCCTGTTTCCGTTTGAATTAATGAGGCAAACTCTTCCATCGCATACGCTCGTTTCTTCTCAGCTTCAATCCGGCTACGGTCAAGTACTTCTTCACCAGGTTTTGCACTTTGAAGCGGAATCCGTTCTAAATCAAAAACACCTGGTGATTTTACATCGATAAGAAGAACTTGTATTGGTCTATTAATCTCAGCTTCCGAAGCCGATAAACGTGTGATACTTCCGATATTCGCAAACACTTTTCCATCCGAACGCTCGTAAACACCAAAACCTGTATGATCGTGGCCACACAAAACCAAATCCGCATCTGTTTTTACATCTTGTACTTTTGTGTACCGATCAAAAGGTGGATCATGGTCAAGTAACATACCGTGAGCTACATGTATTTTAGTTGACTCATAATCTTCAGTAACTTCTGGTGAATAACCATAACCAGCTTTATCAATTTGATCACTGTACGGTGTAAATGTTAACTGGACGTGATTACCGTCTTGGTGAAACATATGAGCTTGCCCAGGATCATTAATGACTGTAAGCTGCGGGACGATTAACTCCAGTACTCTAAGGCTTGTTCGTTCATACGTTGCAAGATTGTAGCCGTAAATATCGTGATTACCAGCTGTTGTATAAATTGGAACTGGACTCTCTTTCAATACCTTTGCGAATTCTAGTAACACGCTTGTCGTAACCTCAGGCCTATCAAACGTATCCCCAGGTTGTATAATTGCTGTCACACCTTTGTATTTAGCTAGTGCGAAAATCTCACGGAACTTCGCAATTAAAGCCTCTTTGTAGTTATCCTTACGATTACGAGGGTTTGTACCTCGTATATGTGGATCACCGAAATATAGAAACTTCATACTCTCACCTCTGCTTTTTCGTGCTTCGCGTAACGTTGTATCTAAAGTAATTCCACCTTCAACAATGTGGTGCATCAGTGAAGGTTACTTGATTCTTTTTTCTTGATAACTTGTTTTGTGATTTCACCTGTCTCAGCATCTAACGTCAAATCATCTTTACCGTTAACACCCAATTCAGAATGAATGTCAGCCCATACTGCATCGTGCCATTCCTCTAATCCTTTTGTTGCATTTTCTAATTTCTTTTTATATTTTTCTTTAATTGGTTCAAGTTCAGCCTTTAATTCCTTAGCTACAACTTCCTTAATAGCTTCCGTTTCTTTACGAATTCTACGTAACTCGCGTACTTGTTCTTCAGTTGCTTTACCTACAACTTCCTCTGTCACTTCTACACCTGCTACCGTTGCAGCTAATTCTTTTACTAAGCACTTAATACACATATCCAAATCTCCCTTTCTATAAAGCAGTTACTATGCTTTTTCCTTGTTTTTGAGTCACACCAAGTGCTACGTCACCTATCTCAGCTAAATGAGTACTGTGCGTAATTAAAATGATTTGACGTTTAAATTTCGTACTATACTCCTTCAAGAAATACGCCACATTTGGTGCGTATTCTTGACTCACGTGCTTTCCAACCTCATCTAAGAATAACGGTCCTCTTACACCACTAATTTCTCCAACAGCCAATCTGAGCGCTAAACTAACTACGTCTGCTACACCACCACCGCGATCATAATCAGGTGGCTTTAATTGTGTCCGTACATCCTCAGACTGTAGCCAATACTCTGCTACCGGTTGATTACCTTTTACGGCAATTTCAATTTCGAATCTGTAGTCTTTATCGAATACAACTGTAAGAGCTGACGTAACAATTTCTTCTATACGACGTTTTGCTTGCTGCCTTGCATAATCACTTGTCTTTTGAAGAAGAATTTGTACTAAATCAAACTCCCCAAGTTGCTCCTCAGCTTTTGCTTTTCTTGCTTCTGCGCTTTTTTGTTGCTTAACTAACAAATCACGTTGACCGATTTTCATTTTCAATTTATCGCTTGCCTGACGGATATCCGCTCTTGCTTTTAGAAGCTCGTACATAAAAATAGCCTCCTTATACCTGCGGGATGAGTCGTTCTACATGCTCCAGGTTTTCTTTAACTGATGTATCAAGCTTATTGATTTCTTCCTGGATCGTTTCAGGCGTTACCCCGTACTGCGCCATTTGTTCAGCGATTTCCGTTAATTGCTTTTCAGCTGAAGACTTTTCCGCCTCTGCTTGGATTTTTGCTGTTTCTGCTTTCTTTAAATTTGCTTTTGCAATTTCAATACGTTGTTTTAATTCCATTACTCATTTCCCCCTTCAAGTTGTTTTGATAGTAAATTTTGTAGCTCTGATTCAAGAAACTTCTTTTGATCTCTTAAACAGGCCAACACAGTTGGTCGGATAGCAAAATCAATACTCTTTTCTCCTATACTTTCTGATTCACTCACTAATAAATTCTCATTTAATTTTTTATGAAATAGTGAGACTTTTAAAACATTAGATGTATCGTCAATAGCTTCAATAACCTCATTAATTTCCATTAATGAATTATTCAGCCTCTCAGCTGTTTGTAAAAACTCGCTCATTTTTTCCGTATCAATCACCACTAATCACCCCTCAATGAGAATGTTCAAAAGACATCGGCGATTCGCATAGCGGACAAACTCCACCAGCCTCGTTCCATGTCTCTTCCAATTCCTTTGTGTAATTTTCAATGTGCTTTTCATATAGTTCCAATGTGCTTGTACTATGACGTACTCTTTGATGCCAGATCATATAGTTTCGTAACAACTCTTTTAATTCAGCTAAATGAGTGCCATTGTTCTCAGCATTTGCAATCTGTATTACCGCTTCTCTTGGAACATTTAAATGTTCCGCACGACTTGTCCAGCTCATATAATAATTTTGTATATTCTGGTATTTTTGTAAGAGCACACTCATTTGACTTAGTTGTGTAATACTTGTTTCGCATTCTTGTAGTTGATCTGACGCATTACCAGGTACAGATAATCTTTCTACATCCTTACTTGTTTTTTCGTAGCCTTGTTTAACCACGCTATGTTGTACATAGAGTTTCTTTAACTCATCCGTTTTCTTTACTTCCTCTTCAATCACAGCTACATTAATGTTTTCAATTACAGTTAACCTCTCGACCTGTAATTGAGCCTCTTGTAATACTTGACTATACTTCTTATAGTTTTGTGATAAGATAGAAAGCAAAGAATATATTTCTTCGGATTTAGTAGAATCTTGTAACAAGTTACTTACTTCTACTAATCCATCAAATTGTTTTAATGTTTCAGTCAATGTCTTCTTGGCGGTGGACAGTGACTCGTATCTTTTTTGTAAGTCCAGTAGTGTTTGCAGACGTTGCTGGTCTTTTTCTGTTTCTTCAAGCATTTGTATAAGAACCGGCACTTTTGAGAGTCTCTCATCCTCAACAAACGCTACACGGAATTTTTCAAATGCTATCTGTTGTTGAGTTTGTAGTTGCTGCAGTACCTCTTTCTTTTTATGCAATTCTTCTACATGTTCCATCAAACTTTCAGCTGTTTTTAACTGCTGTACTTTATCATCCACATCCAAGTACTCGAGTAAGTTACCTGCTAATCTCTCAATTTCTTTTTCCGCTAGTAACCTCTCTTGCCTTGCTGCGTATGTATCTTTTGAAACACTTTTTACCGCGAGATCGACAGCTTCTGTTCCTGCTAACTTACCTAGAACTTTCGCACCCGATGATGGTGTCTCACTTATTAAGAAAGGTGCTTCAAGCTGGAATGCAAAGTTTAAAGCAGTAACAAAATCCCCAAATGTTTGCTTTGTGATACCGAGCAATTGTTTTACTTCTTCCGGTACCTCTGACTTCTCAAATACACTTCCCGCATCTCCAGGATCCGTTTGGATTCTGTACGATGTTTTTCCTTTTCTACGGTGCTTTGAAATAATAATGCCGTTATCTAAGTGAATTGCAACCGTAGCATGCCCAACCAATTCGTTAACAAAACCCTCACCTTGAGGTTCGTTAAATGCTATCCAGCGAACCGCTCGTATTATGGATGTTTTACCACTATCAGATGGTCCAGTAATTACGTTCAATCCATTTCCTAAATTGAAATGGCTATTCGTATGTGACTGGAATCCTTCTACGAAAATCTCATTAATGTTGGCCAACAC